GCACCGGGGGCTAGCAAGCACAGCTAGCCCCCCACGGTGTCTACAGCACCAGGGAGGGAACGAATGAGAGAAAAGCCCTGCAAGGTGATGCACAAAGTGGGTACCGGCTTGAAGTGTCATATCTACAAGTCCGGTGCTGCCTTTATCAAAGACAAGCACTCAACTCTCTCACACAGGCAATACACTTCCGCGACGGAAGCACAGGCCCAGCTACGTAAGTCTGGCTGGCGCTAGTACCTGAAAGCCTTACAACTTCAACTTGACAAAGGGGTGAGAACCTGATAGGCTACAGCCATGATACTTCTGATTACCTCACTCGTCGGGGCTGGAGCTATTGCAGGCATCGCAGCCCCAATCATCAAGCTGCTTAACCCGTAAGCCCTGCAAGACCGTAGCAGCGCCGAGGGTTACTAAGCCGCACAGGGCTTAGTAACCCTCCACGGTGCTACCGCATTAGCGGAAACACTAGCACCCGAAAGAGGGGTGATGCACAAAGAGTAACATTGTGACTTCAACCGAAACCCCTGAGAAAGTGGATGATCGCATTACGGATTATCAGGCAGACTTGGCAAAGGCCCGCAATCGCTTCGATACGATTACGCAATGGCACATTGAAGCAATGATGGCGGTTCCTGAGCTTCCTCTGCCTTACGTGGACGCTAACACGGTTTACTGTAACGTGGAGGACGAGGACGGTAAGATTGACGTTCCTGCTACCAAGTCCTTGCTTCGCAAGGTGTCCAAGTTCGCGCTTTCAAAGGGATACGAAGTCAAGAAAGATTACTCGTATGACTTCAGTGTCAAGGTGATTCTGAAGGACGAGTATCCGCGCATTAGCGTTAGCTACAGCGTTGATCGCGCAGCGGTCTGCACCAAAAGGGTTGTGGATACAAAGGTTGTTCCTGCTCGCACGATTCCCGAAAAGATCGAAGAGGTCGTGGAGTGGGATTGCGGTACCCTGCTCGGAGACTAAGTAGCACGGACTAGCCTACAGCCATACAAGCACAGCACAGCATAGGTAGGCTAGTCTACGGTACTTAGTACCAGTAGTTGCATAAGACAGAGACAAAGAAAAAGCCGTACCCCTCTAAAGGTGCCCAAAGGGCATCCGATTGTAACGTGCAATCAAGGCGGGTCTAATACAGAAACGGCCCTGACGAGGATAAGTCTCTGTCTTATGGAGCTACTTACAAAGTAGTTGCATAAGGTAGTAGACGAAATCCACGTGAGAATGGTGGATGCGAGAAGATAGAGGCGGCAAAGGCCTACCGGCATCTATCATAAGCATAGCGTGTAAAACCGTGGCCCTGCAAGCTGGTTGAGCACTGATACTTGGAGAGTGCAAAAGAGCCAGTAGGTAAGGCGGTAGCGTAAACCATTCAATAGGCGCCGTGGCCCTGCAAAGATAAGTCTACTACCTTATGGAGCTACTAGCGATTGACAGGTAGTTCTGTACGTGCTAAGCTTTACCCGTACTTTGACAACCTAGAGCACCGAAAGGGGGTGAACTTTCATGCCCAGCGAACTGAACCTTTCGGAGATTAAGGATCTGCTCAATTCTGGCAAGAGCCGGTTGTATAAGCCTTGCATCATTGAATTCGTCAAGTCCGACGAAATCTATGAGGATATGATGCAGAATCCTGCATTCACTGAGAAGAATGCTAGTTCCGTATTCCAGAGCTTCAAGAACAATCTGGATAAGCTCGTTCGTGACAACCCGGATTGGCCTCACATTGAGGTCAAGAAGGCAGAGAAGGATGGTAAGGAGCTTGTGCTTCTTATCAATATGACTCTGCTTGCCGGCGCTGTTGCCGACGAGGACTAGCTCAGTGGAGTCTCCAATCTGCTCACAATAATGGTGGGCGGAGTGTACCTGAGCTTGTCAACAGAAATCAGGACTCTAGCACAGGTTTACGAGCGAGCGTAAGATGATTTAGGGAATCTGGTGGCACAGCGGGTAACATAGATTACCGGGCCATCAATGTAGGTTCGAATCCTACCGCCGCTCATTGTAAGTCTGTAGTTGCACCCCGCACAGATAGCGTGCTTAGCCTTGCGAGGCGGCCGTTCGTTACCACGGCGGGCAAAGGCCAAGTTACGTGGTTGCAACCTTTGCTTATCTGTGCGGAGTGGAGCTACAGTAGAATGGAGGTGAAAATCAAATGGCATTCACATTGCGGAAGGCTTCCGTTACTCCCAAGGGAGACTTCATTTGCAAGGACTCGCAGTTCGCAACTAAGCGGGAACTGAAGGCGGAAATCGCGCGATCCTCATACAGCGATATCCGGTGGATTCCCGGTACCAGAATCATGGCGATGCGCTTGAAGTCCAGATAATGCACCACTTGACTGGACTAGCATTGATGCATTACCTCATGCTCGCAATGAAGCAAGGTTACCATTGTTGGGCTGAGTATCGCAATCACCGCTATGACTTTTACTGCGGTGACAAGTAGGGCATAGTAAGGGCCACGTTAAAGTACCAGTACCAGCACAAACAAACTTAACAACGTGCCCCCGCTGCTGAGCTAATCCAGAGAATTAGCGAGAGTGGTAACGCAGAGCAGCTGGACAACGATTGGTACCACGGTATTAACTTTTCGGCTGGTACCCGAAAAACCAAGACCGCAATCATCCATATCGTCGCAGGTTCGAGTCCTGCCGGGGGCTGCTTACTATCATAACGAGGCGTCAGAATTAGAGCCACAGGCCACGCCTACCTACTTTAGTGGTCTAGGACTAGATAAGAACCGTGTGAAGTGAGTTTCAGCGCTACGGTCGCCACTTACGAATAGCAACAGGGTCGAGTATACGGTAATGAGCAAACAGTCCGAGTGAGTATGCGAATCTCGCCTGCTAACCCTAACGCTTTGTGTAAAGTGCTCGCCCAGGAGGGCGTAAACAAAACCGGCTAAAAGTAACCGAGTCGGTCTATAAATCTATAGGGTTACTCAGATGCTAGTATCAGATAAACTAGCTATCCACAATGGTGGCAGCCTGTGCGGTTTAGGCCGATTCCGGAGTTCAACTCTCTGGCAGGCTATCGACTACAGAAAAGAGGTCAAAGGTGAAATCGCATCAGGATTTCGCATATGATAGCGACAGATATCTTCTGGCCTATCATTTCACTCGGCTGTGGCGCATTAGGCACGTAGCCGTAGCCAGAGATTCCCTGAGGCAAAACATCAGGGCACAACGGAAGGCAAAGCAATATGACCAATCTCACTAAAGCTAAAGTAACGTACATCAAGTGCCCAAATGTAACGTGTAAGCGTTACCCTGTAATCGCACAGATTCCAACTGCGACGGGTGATCTTTACTGCACAGCTTGCGGTTGCGATCACAGTTCCGGCCTCGATGCTAGGGAGATTCTAGTAAAGATCAAGGCACATCTCAGACTAGCCGCCTGAGTAAACAAAGCGGCTACAAAACTTAGTTCGATAATGGAGCTAATCGGCCACTACATAGTCATACGATTAGGTCGGCCATAGATACGGGTCGAAAGCCCTATGGGTCTATGCGAACCCTCTGAAAGTCACTGGCATGATAGCGCCGGTTAGCTCCATTATCCAACTAAAGGGGTTCACGTGAATTTAGTATTGAAGTTGGACGATAATGTTGTGTACGCTGTGCTTGCTGCGATTGCATTTATCACAGTAACTATAGCGACGTACAAGACCCTGACGTTTAGGGATTACGGTACGCAGCCGCAACAGCACGAACAGCCGGGTGATACCTGGCACAAGTAAAGGGAAAGGAGGTGATTACTATCAGCCTCAAGAGGGGGATACCCCATGACATCACAAAACTTGGTGAATGGTGTCCGGTATGTGGACAACTTACCGACGAACATACGACCGCAAAATTGCGCGACATTTATGACAGACTCAGAGACGGTCGTAGCACCTATGAAGCACTAGTCTTTACGTCTGATTGGCTGCAAGAAAACATTCATGACGAAGAAGATGAAGAATCGGTAATGCTTGCAATGGAACGTGACATGGCATATCGCGGTCTTTGTACCGGCTGTGCGCGTCCTGACCTACGTAACATTAAGCCCTCTGACGTAATGTCAGAAGAAGAAGCCCAAGATCTACATGAAATGTGGGCAGAACAAGCAGCCGAGCGTAGAGCAGGTTGTTAGCATCGTGGTTAGGGTGAAGTAGCCCAGTGCAGAGTGGACTAAAGCCCTAATAAATCCACTCAAATTTTTGGCCCGTTCGTCTAATGGCAGGACGTCGCACTTTCCATGCGATGGCGTGAGTTCGATTCTCACACGGGCTATTGCTAACTCGGCTTAAAACCAGTAAGTATTTCTGGCGCCGACGGATTCTAGATCGTTAGCGAAGGAGGTGATAAAATGAGTGAGTTCGGTTCGGGTGTTGTCGTGTGTCTGGCAAAGTTCAGTCAGCACTTGGACAATATCCACCGTTTCAAGGAAACGTATACCAGCATTGGCAAGGATGAAACTTCAGTTTTGTATGACGCGATCACAATGGCGATGAACGGTGCCTCAGATCACTTCTATGATTTGGATAGGGATAAGGCACCTGAGTCGCTTATCAAGCTTGCCGATCTAACACTTGAAATCGGCCACGGTTTTCGTGGAGGTGTAGTCTACACACAAGACACAGTTGATGAAATCTTCAAGCTTTGGGAAGAGTCGTGTCTTGCCGTAGACAAAATGCTTGGTGTCGATGGTGATTGGGGTACGTGGTAGTAAAGGAGGTGAAATATGAACACAACCCAAGATGGCAGAGAATGCCTAGACTTTTACAACGATCATAAGGGGCCTTGTGATAATGGGCCTGTTATGTATCATCCATCAATCGCTGGAACAGGCACAATGATTCCGCGATGCGAAAAGCACTATCAAATGCTTTTGGATGAGCATGACGAGTACAGTAAAGTCATGCCCGATAGTCCAATGGCGCCGGCGTGGTTTGATCCAACAGCCATAGGCGAACATTGGAATGAGGATTACTAATGGATTACCAAATAGAGTTTGTCTTTCGTGATCTTACGGAGGATGAAGCAGAAAAGAAAGCTGGAGAAATTCATGATTTTCTTTTCATGTCCGACCCAAACTCAGAGTTCGAACAGTTTGTAATGAGGATTCATTTAGATGACGACGGTGATAGTTTTAGGCTAGAGCACGTTTCTCATTGGCCTGAAGATGCCACCGGCCCATTTAATGATAGAGTATGGGAAGGAGGTGATGACTAAATGGCAGAACTAAACTACACAGTCAAAGTTAACTCAGGTGATCCAGAAAATGACGCTAAGTATTGTCTAGAACTTTTCAAGATTTTTTCTGGAGTAACTGAGGGCATCAAGTCTTTTGGCTATACGGATGACGAATGTATTTGCACGTCAGACTTCAAGCCAACAGGATATGATGACGATGGTGAAAAGAGATTTGATGCAAACCTCGAAGTACAGCACATAATCGAGGATCATGGCACACGAGAAATCGAATAAAAAGAAGCACACTACAATCATCCATGGTGTCTTGCTACCAAGATCCATCGAAAAAAGACAACTCAGTTTTCGATGTGACATTACACATCAGAATGATTTGTTCGACGATTTCTACCGCTATAACGAGGTATTATTTCCAGAGTTTGAACCACCCAGCATTCTCAACGTGGATGGTTTGATTTACACGCACAGTCCATGGGGAAAAGCAGAATGCTCAATAGAACTTGCGATTGACATAGCGATTGATAAATATGTCGAACACAACCCAGGCCCTTTCAAACCTAATGTAAAGAGTTGGAGATAGCACAAGAATGAAGATCATAGCATTTGGCGTTTTCGTAGTGGTGTGGATTTCGATTTTGAGCCATATCCATGTATCGAAAAGCCAGTCACATTCAAAACCGCACAGCAGCCATAGCACAGGCTACTGTCAGACGTTGTACGACTTGGATGTTCAATCGAATTTGCTTTACGCCGATGATTCATTCAAGCGGGGTGGCGCCTGCTATAACTTTAAGGGGTAACGTTGGGAAAAGATTTCAAGCTTGTACCAGTACCTGAACTACCAGATTTCAAAGCTAAGGCAAGGCGATTGATCGACGAGTTTTTAGAGATGGATACTCCCTTTGCTGAGATACAAGAAGCGAGCGCAACAGACTTGAGTATGTTACGGGTCTATATAAATAATCGTCGCCATAGAGAAGAATTGCCCGTAACAATCAAACAACTTGACGATAAGGCTTTTCTAGTTAGGATCTAAAGGCTGCCCCGATGGCGAAATTGGTAGACGCGACAGGCTTAAAACTTGTTGTCCTTTACAGGGCGTGTCGGTTCAAGTCCGACTCGGGGCATTGGCTGTAATATTTTACAGTCAGCACAGAAAGGTGAACTATGAATGTGAATAATATTTACCCAGGATCAGAGTACGCCGTATTCCCTAACGGTAAGTCTAGGGGTGGCGGATTTGAACCCGGCGCCATACGAATTCGGGTATACCGAACATTCAAGAAGCCGCCTGAATACGGACAGAAGCGTAGCACAGCGTATGTAACTGCAATCCGTCTAACCCGCGATGGTGAAGTTTACCCCGGTGATAACGGAAACATGCGTGAATATCGCGCTTATGACGTGGCAGACTTCTGGGATGAGTATGAGGATCAACTTCAGCATTACGAAGTTGAAGAAGAAGCACGCCAAGAAAAGCGACGTCTCCAACGTGAGGAATACGATCGCCAATGGCGTGAAAGACGAGAGCGCGAAGAGCGTGAGCGAATCGAACGCGAACGCCTAAAGCTTGAAAAAAGAGCTAGAGTTGTAGAGGGTTTACAAAAGCTCGGGTTTACCGAGGATCCAGAGGACGTAATAGCATTTGAAAAAGAAGTCCGGCTAACATTCGATCAGTTCTTGAATTGGCTTAACCAATTCGAAAAGCAGGACTGTGTTGTTTGCGGCCGTGAAATTACAATAGTTCGACTTCCGGGAGCGTAAACAATAATGAGCGGATACGAGTTGAAGCGCAAGCAATTAAGCGCAGATCAAATCGCAAATCTGCTCAAGAGTAAAACTTCGACTGACCAAAAGCACGAACCAAAGGTCAGGCCGTCTTTCACTCTTGAGCAGTACGAGGCGATGGCTGATGCATATCAGAATGGTAAGACTTCTTTTGATATGCCAGGACTAGGTGAGTATACAGTCACCCTTCAAACTACTAGAAGCGGTGATTGGGTAGTCGTTATGCCGGTTAAAGGCCACGTCCCGATGGGATGTTACAATGCAAAAACGTTGGCCGACCGCAGCAAGTAATGTTACTGATACTGGGATTGGCGACGATAGCAATTCTAGTGGTAGCACTAGTTCTCATGAAGCTGTATGTATTTCTCCAAATACACAAGATGTAAACGTAAACGTCGGCATGATTAAGTCAACGTATCACTTATCAGGAAAGCCGAACGAACGGTTAATCCTGATCCATTTGTGTGAGAGAGTAGGAGCACAGTTCAAGTATGATGCAGAGAATGACTGGTGTGTAGTTACGGCGTTAGATCCAAAGCACTTACAGCAAGTCCGATCAGAATTCGACAGTGTTATCCAGTACGGAATTCGAAATCTTGTGTGGTTACAAGCAGACCCAAGATACACAGGAGTGTCTGTAAAAACACTACACTCGGAATTCATGCGAGGTTTTGCTAATGGTATCATTGGTGAGGGCAACTACGTCCGATCCAAAACCGCAATCGAACGAAAAGGATTGAGAGCGGGGTTAGCTTATGGGAAGTGAACTGAGTATTGACACAATCAAGGAACTACTGGCAAGTAAGCCTAAGCGTGGCGGTAGTCCTCGTAAAGACGTAACAGAGCCACGGACTATCGAAAACTGGTGGAAACAACAGCAACACTTTGTTAATGCTGAGGATACAGGACTTGTTTGCATGAATGTAAACTGTCTCGATCCAAAACCAGGTAGAGTTAGAGTTTTGGCTGATATTAAAGGCCGAATGTGTTGTAGGTATTGTTTCCTCGATGGTTGGCTGAGTGGTAAAGAGTATGACTGATATTCAGGACACTCAGGAAGGCCCTAGTGACTTAGATGGGCCTAACGGGGATATCCCGGCTCACGTCCGTACCAGGTTTGCGGGGAATGATACCCTTCTTAGCCTTACCACCAAACTTTACGACGGAATGGAGGAACGCGCGAATAAGGGTGTTTATGTCGGAAGTATCACTAAGCTGTTTGACGAGCTGAGACTACCGCAAGCGTATTACTCGCGGATTACGCAGCAGTTGAAGAAGTTAGGCTATGCCGAGCAGATTGAGCGCGGCGCACCCGGCCGCCCGTCAGTCTGGAAACTATGGCACCGTCCAGACCCGGACACCTGGAAACTTCTATACGTCCGGCGGGGCGAAGGGTTGACACCCCCGCCCGGACGTGATACGCTTACGAGTGTAAGCAACCGGGTAGAGGCACTAGAGAAAAGGCTTGGCGGATTAAATGTAGTAACGGCAATAGCCGAACTAAGCAAAGAAATCCAAAAAGCACAGGAGAGAATAGATGGCCTCTCGACAGCAACAGAGTAAGTCAAGAACAACAGCAACAAGTAAGTCAACAACAAGCACAGCGACAGTAACAAAGGAGAAAAAGAATATGGCACTTACGCCAGATCAGATCAATCAGCTGCTTTCGGATCAGCGTGGTCGTGGAGACTATGGTGTTTACCTCGATACGTTCGTAAAGTCCGGTAGTGCTGGTGAGGAAGTCGATCTTAAGGGTGGACTTCTTGCAGGTAAGACTCCCGATAAGGTTAAGACGGGTATCGGGAATGCAATCAAGTCCCGCGATAAGGATGGCAACCTTCGTCATCCCGAAGCACAGAACGTTGTGGTTATCTCTAAGGATGACCATGTGTTCGTGATTAACCGCGACGTTGTTGCGGGCCAGGGCTAGTATTAATTAGCCAAGTATGGGGGAGGGTTACCACAAGTAACCCTCCCTCATAAAAGGGTGCAATTACATACCTAGGACTGCTGTTATACAGTTACCGAGATTAAGGTACGTACTAACTGTTTAAGGCGCCATACGCAGCTAGTAAGGAACTTGTCCCGATTAACTGAAACAGTAGGAACAAAGTGTAATTGCACCCTTTTATGGGACACTCAACCCATACACAGTAACACTACATAGGAGCTAGATTCAAATGCAGCGCCATTACAATACCGAAAACGAATTCATCAATGCTGAGGTTACTCGTCTTGGTTGGGATGAAGTTGAGCGGCTTTTGGATATTGGCTTTGAACCTAAGCTCACTAACGAAGGCTGGCGTTGGATTCAAGTTCCTCTTATTACTGTAAACCCTACGAAGCGGAGGGTTAGGGTTTAAGTAAAACAAAATGTGCGGGTTCAAATCCTGCCCGTGGCCGTAGACTACGGAAACGCTACATGGCAGTAGCGAAAGAGGTTGGCTTCCTCTATCTACTTTTAATTTAGTTGTAACAGTATTAGTTATGCACTTGACACCGCTCCCAGCGTGTGCTACGCTACTAAAGCTGGTCGAGCGCGCTTCCGGCATCCGGCGCAATAACCGGATCAAAGGGGGTTAGCGCGTTAAGGTGCCTGTGCTCACTTTGACCGTTAACCCCCTTAAAAATGTTTTCACTTCTGAAAACAGCTTGAAAATGCTTGCCCCACTAAAGGGGCATTTTTTGTATTAACAAATAGAAAGGGGTGATACAGCTAGACAACTAGCAATCCCACCGCATATACTCGGTGGAATCTAGTAAACTACACAGGAGATTTAACCTTATGAAGCGTAAGCTGTCACTTACCGTTGCCCTACTAGCCGTAGGGCTAGCGGGACAAACAGCCCAAGCTGATTCAAGTAAGTCGAACTATAACACAGCACAAAAAGCAGTTTGTTATTACTTTGGCCCGAACTGTACGCAAGCAATGAAGATTGTTAACTGTGAAACAGGTGGGTCATACAGTCCGTGGGCATCGAATGGTCAATATCTTGGAATGTTTCAGATGGGATCATATGCCAGAAGTAGGTACGGTCACGGTAATAATGTTTGGGCACAGGCAAAGGCTGCATATGCATACTTTAAGGATGCAGGCTGGGCACCGTGGCTAAACTACGAACCTCCGGGATGCGGCAGTTGAGGGTGCGATCCTATTTCAGTAGATCCAAATTCGAGTACGGAGTTTTGCCCATCTTGTGGTAAATACGTAGAGATAATAATGCCGGATACAGGATGGTGCGAGTCCTGTTCCGGCATTACTTCTAGGATTTGCGTGAGATGTGGTGACGAATTTATGTCCAAAACACTGGGCTACGTTTGTGAACCCTGCCTTAACATAACGTATAATGACATAGAAATTCTGTTGTTCAATGGCTTTAGCCTCACTAGAGCTAAGGTAATAATTGCGGAGAACAATCGTGCTTATTGCCTTTGCTGTGGTGACTATATGCCAAGAGCACTTAAAGGGCGTCATCACTTTTGCACAAAGAAACCTAACTGCCGGCGATCAGCACGTCGATTAAAGTATTACCGGCAAATGTTAGCGATGGACAAAGAGGCAGCACTAGAACGTGTGTTGCAATCTTTGGAATTCGAACAGCAACAAGCAGCAATAATAGAAAGTCTACTAACCCAGCACAGGGAGTAATAACATGGAGATCAAGCCACCTGAACCGTGGCAAGAAACAGATATCAACTATCTCCTAGAGCGACCCATCGCAAAGGGATCAGCTAACTGGTCACAAATGGGTGGGAAGAAAACCAGCACAGGATTGTGGTTTGCATCCCAGCTTGCGGAGAACTTGGGGATTGTTAATCCCAAGATTCTAATCATCACCACTCGTTCCGGTAAGGGGACATACTTTCAGTTGGCCCCTGGATTGCTGCCTGGATGGACAATCTTTAACATCGGAACTCAGAGTGTGCATGTTTTGCTGAACGGCTTGGAGCTAAAGCTGCCGCTTGAGACTATCGGTAGTGATTATTCAATGCCAGTTCTAGCGGTGACACATTACAATGTATTCACCAAGTCCAATCTTGGTGTACCCGAAGTCGATGACGAGGGATATCCTAAGACTGACGAGAGCGGTAAGATTATCTTCAAGCCTCTACAGCAGGCTGATTATCTTCTGGACATTGATTGGGACATTGTAATCCTTGATGAGGCCCATCGTATTAAGAACCGTAAGGGTAAGTGGGTCAAGAACATCAAGCGTCTTAAGGCCAAGCACCGTCACATCATGACGGGTACGGGATTCATTAATCGTCCCGATGAAATCTGGTCGCTGTTCAACTTCCTGGATCGACGCGAATACAATAACTACTGGAAGTTTCGCAAAGAGTTCTGCTACGAGGAATCTGCGTTCGATGAAAACTCAGAGGACAATGGTTACACTAAGGTAGCAGGAATCAAGCCAGAGAAGTTGGCAGAGTTTAGAGCACTCGTTAGGGCATTTGGCCCACGTCGAGAACTCAGAGAGGTAATGCCTCATCTCAAAGAACCGATTAAGGTTCGTCGTGATGTAGAACTTTCTCTACCTCAGCGGCGAATGTTCAATGAGATCCAAGCGTTTCTTGAAACTTTGGACAGAGAGGGTAAGCCACTCTCTACACCTGGTGCTCTCGCTGCGTTACAGCGATTGCGAATGGTTACAGTCGCAACTCCTATCGTCGTCGGTGATTACTACGATGAAAAGGAAGAACGACGGGTAATCAAGATCGAGCTGGAGGAACCTTCTTCTAAGCTGGACGCTGTAATGGACGTTCTTGATGAACTTGAATGGGACGATGAATCGAAACAACAGGTTGTAATCTTTTCAAATTTCACTGATCCTTTGAAGTTGCTTGAGGTAAGATTACAGAATGCTGATATCCCATATCTCTGGATGAAAGCATCGCATAGTGACCAAGAGCGGTTCCAAATGTGGGCAGAAGAATGGCCTAAGAAGGAACACAGGGTATTCATGTCTACTGTAGCACTAGGTGGAGAGTCAATCAACTTGACGTCGGCTCAATACTTGATCTTTTTGGATCGTAGTTGGAGTCCAAAGGATAACAATCAGGCCATCGGTCGTATTGATAGGCCAGGTCAAACAGGCCAGCCGGTTGTTATCAACATCGAAGCAGAGGATACAACCGACCAAGTTGTCGAGGATAAGGTAAACATGAAGGAAGGTTGGTTCCGTCAGATATTCGGACGCGAACCTTCCTCGTTGGTATGACCAAGCACAATAAAGAACTTCAAAGAATAAGCAGAGAGCTTGCCTCCATACAACGGAGGCAAGCTAATCTGCAAGAGATTAACGATCTAATTCGCTGGATGCAGTTTCGTTTTGATGATCCTGACACTCCGGCTACCTTAATCAGAGCCAATCTAGCTCGCATTATTCGTTTGGCTAAGAAGGAAGGTTTGAAGATCGATCCTGAATTCCTTAAAGACATCAAACGAGTTGATAACATAGGTGATATTATGACTCAACTCGACCGGGCATTCAGGAAGTATGCTAAACGAAAGCCCGAGCCGGAGGTCATTAAACGCGAGCCGCATATTTGTGCTTACTGTAACAAACGTGAAGCACACTTCGGCGATCTATGTAAGCGGTGCGCCAATGAACTAGGTGTCAGGCCAACCGGAAAAGTAACATGATAAAAAGAATTGTCTATGGGCCACCGAACTGGCTCGTCGATAAGTTTACTACGGAAGATCGACGAGCCTTTGGCTTTTGGACAATCATATTCTCAATGGTCGGTGCTATATTCTTCGGACGTCAAGTATTATACGTGACGATCCTAAGCATAGTTGCCCTCATCCCGAACTACGCAAGTGAAACACCTGTTGAAATAGAAACGGGAGAAGGAGAGGAGTCAGCACAGAATGAGCAAGAACAAGACAGCTAGTCTACGAGTGAGATATGCGCTAGATCATCATGCACAGGTGCTAAAGCCCCTTTTTGAAGGTCTACAACACGCACTCGATTTTAGTGGAGTTATGCAGTCATTCGGTTCACGTTTAGGCGGGGCTAATAGCAACTACTTTGATACCCCACAGCGCAGATATCACATTAAGGGTATCGTGCGTCCCACACCGGGTATTGAAGTACGATATTCTCCGCGTGGGCCTGTAGTTGTGAAGCTCAAGAATGAACGTGATGCAATCAGGTTCGTGGAAGGACTGTAATGGCATACAGTAACGTTTCAATTCACAGAAAGTTGATTCGCATTAGCGGCCCTTCAATGGAGAAGTATGTCAGTGAAGAAACAGAACAGGGAGTAAGGGCCGGTCGAGCACAGTTCGATGATGCGAATCAAGAAGTAGTTGATGGTATTAACTGGAGCGAAGTCGAAGAAGCACTTAATGACCAGCTCCCCGAGGGATACAAGGCTAAGGTGGTGGACTTTTAGCCATGATTATCGGCGAGTTGATTGTCTTGTTAGGTAAGCATAACATCAACGACGAAGTCGTTATGGAAGTCAACGGCCAGTTAACACAGATCCATTCAGTAGATCACATGGTTCTGGAAAACTTACAAACCAAGATAATCATCTCGGACTACCATGAATCAACTGACAGCTGAACAAATAGCTGAGTTGCTTAAACCCAAACGGGGCAAGCGCCGAGGTCAAACCCGCACAGCCGAAGAACTACAGACTGATCTATTTGATGTCCGTATTGAGGTCGAACCTATGCCTTGCTCCGGCTGTGGGGTTTTGAGGAATCAAGATGGCTACTGCGTTAACCCCAATTGTGAAGTTGATGCAGCTATTCCAACCTATGCGTGTCACTACTGCGGCCATTGTTCAACTCCGAATAAGTGCGTGTCATCGGTTGAGTGTCCACTTTGCATAAGTCCCCCTGGGGAGCTATGTAGAGCGCGTGGTACGTTTACTTCTTACCACGAAGATAGGTGGCTTGTAGTCAAAAAGCTGCATGGTACCTATTATAAGCGCGAGAGTAATGAAAATGTTAGGATTTTACAACAGCTTGGGCTTTGGCCTGAGTAAGTTAGTGCCCACTACGGGCCTTGCTGCCGTAAATGGGCTTGACAAGCGGAACGCTTTGTGCTATGCTGTTCCCTCGTCTAGTCCTCCCGAGGCCCTAGACGAGCCACAGTACCGCAGGCAGGATTAGCCCATAGTCTCTCGAACTGTGGGCTATCCTGTTTTATCAAGCACAGTAGGAACTTCGCGGTGTTAGATAACACCAGACAGGAGTTGTGATAAATGTCGTTAGACCTTTCTAGGGCTTTAGTTAAGCCGCCTATTGCTCCCAGCAAGTGGGATATAATTCCCTTGCATACGAGTGATAGAGGTACATTCAAACAATGTAGACGTAAATGGAACTGGAGTAGTCCCGCAAGGAACAACCTAGTTCCAAGGGCAAGTATTCACGGTATCGTAGAGCCGTTATGGTTCGGTACTGGTATTCATTACGCGCTAGAGCGTGGATACAACCCCGAACTTCCCGAGGATTTTGTTGTAGCTTGGGAAACGTGGTTTGATTTACAGTTGCATGGCGGCCTCGTAACTGAGGCCGAACTGTCTGAATTTGAAGATCGTTCACCTGAGCCAATCCGCGATGATACGTCTGGCCCTGATCGTATTTATAGGGTCAAAGGGTTGGACGAGATTCAACCGGACTTTGACCCGGATCATTTTGCCGAGGTAAAGGATTTAGGAATCGGCATGATGAAGTTTTACAAAGACTATGCCCGTGAGCACGATAACTTCTCGGTTATCGCAACCGAGCATACGTTTAGTGTTCCAATCTTAGACGAATCGGGTCAAGCAATCTATATGCTTGATACTCGAAGGATGCCTGAATCGTGGCTAGACCAATGGGAAAACGATATTCCAGAAAACAAGTATGGCCCATTGGTTAAGCCGGGAGCGGGTGGATATTACAAGCAAGTCCATGCCCGAGGTCGAATGGACTTAATCATTCAGGATAATGATTCGGGTAGGTACGGACTTAAGGACTACAAAACTGCAAAGACTATAGGTGAGGATTACTTTAGGCACATTGAACTTGATGAGCAAGTAACTACTTATGCCTTTGCAGCAGAGCGTGAAGCTGAGGACTTTGATCTGCCTTATCAGGACATTGACTTCATTGTATATGAGGCAATCCTAAAGGCGTTCCCTCGGCCTCCGACAATCACGACGCGAGGTATGCCTAGTATCAATCGTCAGGAAGAAGCTACCACAGCTGAGTTGTTCGCTGAGACTATCGACGTATTGGGAATTCGCTTTATCTACGATCACGATACGAAGATGCAAGCGTACTACGCATGGCTGTTGGAATCAGGCGATGAGCGATTCGTTAATCGTTATATTGCTAGGCGCAATAAGTATCAAAAGGCTAGTGCGGGCCGGCGTCTGTTTCTTGAAGCACAGGATATGTGTGACCCAGGCTTGCGAATCTACCCGAATCCAACTAAGGATTATAGTTGCCTTAACTGTGCGTTCCGTGCTCCTTGTATTGCTATGGAGGACGGTAGTGACTGGCAATCAATGATTGATGATGGATTCGAGACTAACCATGATCGCTAACTTAGACTTACGTGAAGGCGATGAATACAATAAGGCAGTTGAAACTATTGCGTTGGTGTTATCAGGCGTAGTTCCTACTGCTGAAGCTGCTCGTGATGCAGTTGAAGCACAATACGAGCAGGCACTCGAGACTGTCTATCCGATTGATGAATCATGATCGCTAGCCTAGACTTGGGATTAGCATTCGGATTCGGCCTGGGCTTCTGTGCTGGAATCCTGTTCCTTTGGATAGTGGCCTGGGCGTTAGTATTGCAACCCATCAAGAGGAATCGCAACCGATATGACCGTTGATGAGAACGATCTGAATCGTCTTTGCGCAGAAATGAATATGTTGGATGCAAAGCACCCCGATGATACTCTCGATCGTTGGTTAGACAGAGAGGACATTGATCGTGAGTCGATGAAGATTTACCTGAGTATGTCTTTGTCCACATTTCTTGATGCTTTAACTTCGATGGAGGACGCAGACTTATCAGACGAAAGTGAACGGCACAAGTTCGCTACATCGTTTGTTACTCAGGTAGGTCAATCGTTTCGTTTGGGATGGGAGGGACACAAACAGTATGGCCGTTCAAGAAGTTAAGATAGCTCCAACGCTAGCTGAACGGTTGGGTGCTGTCCACCCATCGCAGAATGTTCAGTTTATCAAGCAACTTATTTACGGAGAACCCGGTGCTGGCAAGACGTTCTTTCTTGGTAGTGCTGGGCAATCTCCGTTAACAAGTCCCGCAATCATTGTGGACATTGAAGGCGGCACTTTGTCAATCAGGCATATGCCTGGTGTCGAGGTAGTCCCTGTCCGTTCGTTAAAGAAGGCACAGGAAATCATTAACGAGATTGCGATGGACACAAGCGACTACTACAAGACGTTCTGCCTAGATAGCATAACAGAGATGCAGAAGCTTGACATGCAGTATATCATGGCAGAGCAGTATAAGAAGAAGCCTGAGACTACTGACGTTGATGTTCCGTCGCAGCGTGAGTGGGGTAAGTCAAGTAATCATATGCGTCAGGTTCTACGTCTTGCACGCGACTTACCCATGCACGTTGTAGTCACAGCATTGGAGGCATCAGATTACGATGAGCAGACCAATCTCAAAAACTACTACCCCTCCATCCCCGGAAAACTCAGAATGGAAATTCCGGGATTTTTTGACATCGTGGGCCGACTGGAAGCGAAGGTGGGCAGCGACAAAGCCATCATGCGACAACTTCAAACCGCCAAAACAAACAGAGTCATAGCGAAGGATAGAACTTCATGCCTCCCGCCGGTATTGGAACATCCGTCAATACCTTTGATGTGGGAACTGATTGGCATGGACGGTGCAACACCACAAAGCCACGAAAGCTAAAGCCAAGGAGACAATCAGTATGGTTAATGCACTTAACCTCACCGGCGCCGATATGAGTGCAGGGGACTTCGATCCTATTCCTAGTGGGACGTACCCTGCAACTGTAACTCGCTTCGAGGAAAACTTCACTAAGGGTGGAGAGGATGCAAAGCTCCCGGCAGGTACCGCTATGTTCAATGTTGGTTTTTGCATCAATGAAGGTACTACCGACAAGGAAGGCAATAACGTCGGTGGTCGGTGGGTATGGCGTAACTATATCGTCGCTCCTGCAAAGGTCGATGGTAAGCCTTACGAGCACAAGAAGCGCATGGATGGACAGCTCGCACGTTTCTTCACAGCAGTAGGGTATACTGATGAGCAGGTTACGTCAGGTGACTTCGCTGTAGATGCCGACGATATTGTTGGCCGTGAGTGCGCGGTTGTTGTCCAGAAGTACCACAATAGCTACAAGGACGAGATGGACAACAAGGTCAATGGTGTTAAGCCCATTGGTTCAATCGAAACCGCCGGTACTATCGGCCTGACGTAGAGGGGATAAAAGAAAATATGCATAACGAGACTGAAACTCCCGAGCCTGATGCTCCCGAGCCGGAGCCGGTACCGGACGACGATGATGACGTCGAGCAAGACGACGACGAAACAGAGGACGAGTAAGTAACTAAGTCCTAAGTCCTAAGTCCTAAGTCCTAAGCAATGTATCATCCGAGGACACTTGTTAGAGTGTTGAAGTGATGGATGGGAAGGGTGGTTCAAACTAGGGAAAGTGCACAAGTACCTAGGGCGAGGTAGGATGATACGTTTTCCTAGTAGCGAGAGATGCCAACTAGGTGGGGTGGATGCAAAGTACGGGGGTTGGGTGCGTGTCCACGCGATAACAGACTCTCGCATTATAATAGCACATTACAAAGGAGAGTAATGTCCGACAGCACAGATATCCAGTCGGTTAGAGTTAAGGCTTCACACCTCATGAAAATCTTTAAGGCACTTGGCCCTGAGTTTGTTGATGATGTTATCATTGCACAGACCACGGATGGTAAGGTTCGTGTCTACACCGAGGAAACAGTCACTAGACTCAGGCCGCTTCGCATGACACCTAGAAGCAAGAAGGAGCAGGAGAGTGAGATTTTCACTAAATACAAGAACGGAATTCATACCTGAACCCGATGAAACTAAGCCGTGTGCCCAATGCGGCGGGATGCGGCCTGAAATGGCAATCAAGCACCAAGATCCTTATTGTTCTGCTAAGTGTTGCCGTGAAGCATACGGCGTAGATGTAGTAAACAGTTCGTATAGTGATGTTCGACGGGCCAAGCCCAGCACAGCCAAGCCCACTATAGTAAAGGAGAAGTAATGGGGTACAGCAAATCGCGTGAATTGCGTGCTGCCAATAACCTAACGAAGCGGCAAGCAAAGGATGAGACTTTGCGACCGCGCGGTTCTAAGAAGGGATCAAAAAAGCGCAAGCATGGCCGCCAGAGTTTTTAGTTGGTTTGCCCATGCCTTCTAGCGCAGTTTCTCCGGTTCAGTTACGAGTTACATTCTTTGATTACCTGTTCAGCGATAGCAATGGGTATCTTTACATAGCTACCGCCGCGCCTAGTGCGCCTAGAACTTCTTTTAAGCAATACTTCTTTCAATGGCCGCAGGGCAGGACGCAAGCTGCTCAGTTTATTCAGCAGCAATCGGTACACAATAATGTGTGGTTCGGCGTCTGTCTCTACAGCCAACAAATAGCACAGAAGGAATACTGTCTGCCTGGTTCGTTCTTGTGGGCAGACTTGGACGAGGTATCCCCTGGAGATTGTGCGGAAAAGGGGTATGCTCCTACCTGTGCGGTTTTATCTAGCCCTGGTCGTTACCAGGGCTTTTGGCGTTTAACCCAAAAATTACCTCCTGATGTATTGGAGGACTTTTCAAAGAAGTTAGCGTACCATATTGGTGCAGACAAGTCAGGCTGGGATAGGACACAGTTATTACGTGTTCCGTTTACTCCTAACCACAAGTACGAGGGAAAGCCGGTAGTCGAGATCCTCGATGTTTATGAAACACTACTGCCAGTCGAGGAACTAGATAGGCTGCCGGCCGTCCCTCTGTCTGAGGGGCAAGCACCAGAACTTGAAATGCCTAGTCTAGAACAGCTTGCGAAAGCTGAGCATATAATCTACAAGTATGCGTACAACCTACAAGGGACAGCTTTCGTCCCTCTATACTCAGAGGAACCACGGGATACCGATGATTGGTCAAAGAGAATGTGGCGGCTTATCAACTTGTTACTTGAAGTTGGAATGTCGGCCGAAGAAACATTCACAATCTGCATCGACGCGAAGTGCAACAAATACATACGAGACAACAGACCCAACTCATATTTGTGGAAAGAAGTTCTCAAAGCAAATGGGATGCATACACGATCAATTACTTTGCTCGGAGAAGTTAAGCCTCTTTCCATGCCCGAACTGGTAGATCCAAGTCTCCAGTTCGATAACTTCGTAACTGAGTATACAGAGTGGGCTAGTTCTGCCACCGACGCAGTACCCGAATACCATGAGCTGTGCGGTTTTATACTGTTAAGCGCGCTCATGGCTTCGGGATTGAAGTTGGAGGCATCATTCGGTAGACTCGTTCCAAATTTGTGGGGGTTGATCTTAGGTGACTCTACACTTACTAGGAAAACTACTGCAATGGAAATGGCAATGGCTTTCGTTAAAGATGTTGACGATTCAATCATCATCGCTACCGATGGCTCACCCGAAGGTGTTGTTAACACTCTTAGTAATCGTCCTGATATGGTGTCTGTATTCTACAAGGATGAGATAAGTGGGCTCTTTGACGCCATCAACAAGAAAAGTTATCTGGCTGACATGCCTGAAATACTTACTAAGATGTATGATGTTCCTACACACTACACTCGAACGTTGGCGAAGGGGCCGATATCGGTAAACAATCCCTACTTCATATTCTTTGGTGGTGGGATTCGCGATAACGTATACTCCCTTCTAAATGAAAGCTACGTTCTGTCGGGTTTCCTACCAAGATTCATGGTGATTAATGGCAAGGCAGACCTAGATAAGCTTAGGCCCACAGGCCCGCCGAGTGAAGCGGTCAGCACAGGCCGCCTTCATATTGTCAACAAAGTCAACAAGATGTATGCACAGTTCAATGGAACCACATCAATAAAGATCGGCACACAAGATGTAGAGATTCCCACGACAACAGAGGTCAAGTTAACTACTGCTGCGTGGGAACTGTTCGCAGAGATTGAAGGCAAACTCTGGAGATATGCAGACGGTGTACCGAACTCTATGTTGGCTTTGCCTACGTTTACACGCTTGGCATTTAGCACACTCAAAATGTCGATACTGTTGGCTGCAACACGCGGCCCAGACTCAGCTAATAGAGTCATTGTTAACGAGGATGATCTCTCACAAGCAGCCTGGTACACTCAACGGTGGGGACGCCATAGCGTAGACCTAGTTAACAATGCCGGGATTGGTAAGGACGAGAGGACTACTGAACGTATCCTCAATGGAATCAAGAAGAATCCTGGTATCACAAAGACTGCATTGATGCAAACTCACACAGTTCGCACAGCACAGATGCAGGAAATCATACAGACTTTACACGATCGTGGCCTTATCGAGTTCAGAAAGGAAGGCCGCGGCTTAAAGTTCTGGGCAATTGAATGAAAGACAAATGCCCTGCGTGCGAATACCATAACAAGCACCCAGCTCGCCCCTATTGTGAATACTGTACCCGTAAGTTGAATAAGCCTGTGCCGCCTGTTCCACCTCCTAATGAAAACTGGTCGCCAGAGGTGGTTAGAACAGACGAACTCGCACAGATATTGAAAAGATGGATCAGGACATACGAGCTTGAGATAGGTTATGTAAACAATACGATTAAAGATATAGCAGCTGGAGTTTCAGTTATATCTGATAGATCAGGACTTAACCAGCGAGTTGTTCATCGCGTAATAACAGTAGAAACCGTGCACACATCAGTAGCCATTGCTGATAAACTATTGATAGCAATAGATCAGCACTACGTTCTTATGACGGGTGAGCTTCAAGTGATCGCTAACCCTAAAATGTCCCAAGAACGTTGGATGGATATAATGAAAGAACGTGGTTGTATTTATGATACGTAATGGGTCGTCTGATACGTGATGGGTCGTAAACACACTCCCGAATCTCGACACAATATGTCAATAGCACAGAAAGGTGTGGCGAAAACGTATGAGCACAGAGTCAAAGTCAGCAAAGGACTCAAAGGAAACCAGAATCGAAACAAACAACTTAGACTTTTCAAAGGTAGTGGAGAGGATACCTCTACTTATTGGTTTGAATGGCTATAAGGGAGTAGGCAAAGATGCCGCTGCCGATTATCTAGTACGTGAGTACGGGTATCGCAAGGTAGCATTTGCCAATAAGTTGAAGGAATCCGTGGCTGCTCTGTTTGATATCTCACTCCATGAAATGGACAAACTCAAGAACGATCCTGAATGTGATGTTAGTCTCAGTCCGTTAGTAGCCATGACGTTCCGTGAGTTCATACAGCGCTACGGTACTGAGTCGCATCGTGATGTGTTCGGTGAGGACTTCTGGGTTAATCAGTTGTTGCCTAAGGACTACATAGAAGGCAAGGTATTTCCTACGGTAGTATCCGATGCAAGATTTGAGAACGAATTACAACGTATCAAAGATCTAGGCGGTATCAACATTAGGATCGCTAGGCCAGGTTATGAAGGCGAAGCACATGCATCAGAACAGGCACCTCCTGATGGACTGATTTATACGTTGATCCAAAATGATGGATCATTTGATCTATTGTGCAATAGAGTTGATCTAGCTTTAATTCAATGGGCCCATATTGACGATGGCATATGGGATTAACATCAGATCAGATTGATTCGCTTCTTGGGCTGGGCTTACAAACCGCACAGGAGGGGGAATCTAAGGCAACAGGCGCACGTTGCTGGGAATGTCCACTTAAGGACAGCAAGTACGTACCGTCAAGCCTGCCGCCCCATGCCGAAGTAGCATTAGTATCACGAAGTCCAGGTCGTAATGATACAACTGCTCCATTTACTGGCCCGTCCCAGCCCATAGTCGATCACCTACTGGAGCGTAATGGTTTCTCGCGTAAGAACGTGGTGCTTACTAATGTGGTGCTCTGCCAAACTGACAATCCGTCTCCGAAAGCAATTGAAGCCTGTAGACCTAGACTTCTGGATGAAGTCAAAGGATGTTCAACTATTATTGCTGGTGGGACGGAAGCCGTACAATCATTTACCAAATACAGGAGCGTACAAGCTGCAAGGGGTTTCGTTATCAAGGGACTACGAGGGGAACGAATCATTGCAGCTAATAATCCTGCCCTTGTCCTCAGAGACTCAGATACATTCCCAACTTTAATCACCGACTTCAAGCTAGCATTAGATCCGTTACCCAATCCTGAGTTTCCGAAGGTCGAGATTATCAATGACCCTGATGTGGCTAAAGATAGATTACTATCATCGTACATCGGTTACCGTGGAAATATCTCAACCGACCTTGAGTGGAATGGAACTAGCATTTATTGTGCAGGCTTTTCTAGGGACGGTAGAAGGGCAACAGTCTTTGGACGAGGCGCTCTTGCGGATACTGAAGTATTTGGACTCATCAAACGATTCTATGAGTCTGATGAGGTTAGTGCCTGTTGGCATAACGGTAAAAGCGATACGTCTGTGCTGTGGCGAAATGATATCAGAGGAAGAGTAGACAATGATACGTTCCTTCTTTCATATGCTCTCGACGAAGAACCCGGTCGCCATTCATTGGACTACTTACTCCAGACAGAACTCGGATGGCCTGACTACGAGCCGGAGAGTGTTAAGCATTTCAAGAAAACCGGCAGGCTGGACTATTACGGGGATTCGCCAGAGGCAACCCAACGATCAGAGTTTGAGCTATACGAGTATAACGGTTGGGATGCGGCCGGAACCCAACAGCTATTCGATATATTGGTTCAACGAGCTAAAGACGATGATGTGTACGAAAGGCCGTACAGGTCTATTCTTCAACCCGCGGCTAATGCGTTTCGCACGATTGAGCTACGTGGATTTCGATTTGATGCCGAGGGTTCCGCCAATGTAATGGAAGCGTATGTGTTGCCTAAGTTGAACGAGTTAACTAAACAGATGCAGGAAGTGTCCCATTCAGCATTACTTAACCCAAGGTCTACACAGCAAATGGCCGCACTATACTACGACGTGTGGGGTCTCAAACATACACTACGTAATAAAGCTAAGGTAAGTTACACACGTTCAACTGGCAAAGAGGTAAGGGAGGAAATTCAAGGTGGAAGATTTTCATGCAGACCTGAGTATACAGATGTCATTACAAAATTTTCCACACTCCACAGAACTTTTGCAAAGATTGAACGCCAGCGCGGTAACTATTTCCAATCCCTCATCGAGTGGGTTGACGAAAACGGATATATCCATCCGTGGTTTAACATTGGAGGAACTGTCTCAGGTCGTACAAGTGCTACAAAGCCTAACTTCCAAAACATTACAAGATCAGGAGTAGAAGGAATACCCAGTGTCAGAGAGTTGTTCCTGCCTAGCCCAGGCAATGTCCTGATTTCATGTGACTACAGCCAAGCTGAGTTAAGAACTATGGCTCAACTGTCAGGTGATTCTCAGTTGGTTGGTATTTATATGGACAACAAGCGTTCTCTGCACAAGGAACGAGCTGCCGCATTTTATGGCACCAATTATACCTACGAGGAATACGTAAGATCTAAGAACATTAACTTCGGTGTGTCGTATGGACAGGCCGCTGATGCATTCGCACAAATGTATCACATGGATAAGCGTGAAGCACAGGCATATATTGATGCATGGTGGAGAGAGTTCCCGCAGCTAAAGCTGTGGACTAAAGCCATCCAGATTCTAGCACGCACAGGTGAAATCGTAAGCCCGTTAGGTTACAAACGCCGCTTCCATCTAATCACTAAAGACAACCTTGCGAATGTTGAACGCGAAGCGGTTAACTTTGTACCGCAAAATTCTGCTGGTGGCTTTACTATTCTTGCTATCATTGAGTTGGTGGAAGCCGGGGTTCCCATTGTTAATACCGTTCACGATTCTATTATCGCTGACGTTCCTACTGGAGATGCTACAAGAATAGCACGCTTGATGAAATCTGTAATGGAAAGCATTCCAGGTAAGTACCTGGGTTGGCAATTACCCTTCACCGTAGACGTTAGTATAGGAACCAATTGGGCACAAGTTAAGGAGATCGAACTGTGAGAAGTCTGCATTGGAATACACCAGACGGTTATAGAGTTAATTCGTACTGTACTACATGCGGAAAGGATTTTCATTCGAATAGATTGTTTGCTCAACATTTTACTGGCAAACACGAATACACTTACAGCGAAGGTTTAAAGCTTGATCCTCCTGAAGAAAATGGACGTAGATGTAAAACCAGCGTAGAACTAATTATCAACGATGGTATGCGTCCCATGACAGACGATGAGATGGCAGCAACAAAACGCCATGCTCATAGAGTCGGGTTCGGTATTGAAATGTGGTTTGATCCGATCGAACATGCTAAAGCACAGGAAAGAGCTATTACTCTTGGACGAAGTTAAAGTAGTGGTTACCACTAATGCGGTTAGTGGATTTAGGCGTGTCGTCCAGGGCGATTCGGACAACCTGACACCGCTTGAAATCCCCGGAGGCGATCCTACGCGACACGCTAAAGCTTCTGGGCGGTCGAGGCCCGCTCCCGCCCTGGCAGGCGCACAGTTGCCTAACGTGAATACGTGGCCTAAGCAGGCTAAATGCCTTTACTGCGATAAACCGTTTGAATGGTCTAAGCGTTCCCATGCTAAGTTTTGCGATAATAAATGTCGTGCTCGTTATTGGAAGGAGCACAATGTCGGGCGAGTTTGATGAAGAATTTAAAGCTGACTTAGTAGATTTTGTAGGTGATCTGGCTGTGGAGATTGTAGCAGCAGGACGATTAATCACAGGTGTCGTCCCGTTTCAAGAAGATTCACGAAAACGTATCAAGTATAGGTGGGGAGAACTAGCTACTAAGTTCCTGAACCTAATGGAGAAGTACGACTGATGATTAAAGTTATCGCTTTCGATCCAGGAGTAACTACTGGCTTTGCTATGGGTGAAATAACAGAAGTTGAAGGTGATATACTTGACGGAACTCTAGTGGGCCAAATGTTAGTACAAACCGCACAGGCGGAGTTCACGAAGGCTGAGCTGTTCACTTACCTTAACACGATAGCTCCTAACCATATAGTTTGTGAGAGCTTCGAGTACCGGAATCAAGCCCGCACAGGGCTAATCCTTGAATCACGCGAACTCATTGGTATAATAAATCTATATGTTGAGTTGAATCCACCATGCACATTGAAGATGCAGCCTCCTGGTATGGTAATAGGTAAGACAGCGTACTACACGGACGCGAGGCTCAAGCTCTCGGGCATTTACCGTCGTGGGCAAATTCACGCTAACGAGGCTGCGAAACATTTGCTTTATTGGTTTAAGTTCGGTCCGGGATTCAAGTATAACAAGGCAGGCTTTAAGTTAAAGCAGGCAGTAACAGAGAATAGCCCCGGCGGAGAGTAAACCGGGGCTATTCCTGTGGTGCCCTTAGTCACCACAAACTTACGGGGATCGTGGTAACTAAGCTTTATGTAACATCGGGCCTGTAGCTCAGTTGGTTAGAGCACCGCGCTCATAACGCGATGGCCGTTGGTTCGAGTCCAACCAGGCCCATGTCAACTAAGGGGGAACGATGTTAGGTGTTACAATCATACTAAGCTGGCTAGACTTCTTGATTATCTTTCTGTTGGTACTAGCCGCTTTAATCGTATTCAAACGTTATACTTAGTCCTTACTAAATTCGCCTGAGTTCTTTCCACGAGGAACATTGTGGTACACGTTATACTGTGAACCAGGCTCGGGGAAAACAGTAACCTTAAGACCTTCACCCTCTGCTTCGGGAGAGGCCATTGCGTGGTCGAACTCGTCATTACCCTTCCATAGCTTGCCTACTTCAACTGACATCATGCTCCCTTCGGTTTAATAGGTGGCTTGCGTGGTGGCGGTGGCGGTGGCGGTGTGGGCGGTGGTATGGGTGTAGGTGTTACAGTTACAGACGCAGACATAACTTCGGGTGCAGGAGCTACAGGCATAACCTCGGGTACAATTGGAGAGCCGTTACTGATCCCGTAGACACCGAAACCTGCGATGAGTGTGGCTAGTGCGATTGTGAGCCAAGTGCGGGTACTTAATTCCGAGAATGTTTGGTCGCCTGACAACGCAGTTATTAGTGTTCCGAGAAACGTTGCTAAAACTGCAAAGATTGCCTTTGCTATTTTGCGTGCGTGACTCATTAGACTTCACTCTCCTTATAGTCAACATTACACACCCACCCTTATGAAGTGCGTTACCGGAAAATTCCCGTGGACATAGCGCGTGTTACGTGCAACCTCGCCTCCGTTGCTATAGCTACCATCGTGCGATGACGTGTTGCCTCCTATAGCACTAAAGGTAGTACCGGGGGAAGTCCATCGTTCGAAAAATTCGATGTGCTCTCCGTTATTGTAGTCTACTAAATCACCGGGTTGAGGATTGCTAGTTAAGGCCAAGTGTCTGTGGCCCAGTCGTGCTTCTTCTACGACAGCATTGACATAACTAGCGAATCTTCCCCTCTGGAAATCGGTGTTGAAAGCGTTTGCCTCACAGTAGGTAACGAAGATACAACACCAGGCAACGCCATTGTAGCCGTACCATTCACCAAACATTTGGTTGTTACTTTCCGCAGGTGATTCCTTTGTACCTATAAAGTTCGCGGCTAGCTTCATAGCTGCTAACTTTTTAGGCACTACCGCATGGAGCGCGTCCTCCCGCTTCTTACGATTAGCGGCGTATGCCTTGGGCAGCACCTTCTTGTGCGTTAGATAATCATCAATGATCTGACCGTAAGCATGATTATCTTTTGAGACAGGGAAGCCTAGCAGGTACTTAGCTCTGTATGCTGCGCCGGCTGTCTGTAAACCGTACACCCCGTCAATATTACCGGGATGAAAATTCTCCTTGAAGTGGTTCTGTCCTGCAAGCCGCTTCTGTGCGGTTTTGACTATATCAGGATCAAACTTTGTCGGCGGTGAAGTCATGATTAATGCTTTCTCAAACATCATCTACTCTCCTTTACTACCATTGCCGTTTTTATTACGGCGCTGCCACGCAGCCATCCCGCCCAATGCACTACCAACTCCTGCCAAGAACGCGCCTATGCCCACGAATGCACCTGATAATGAATAACCAATCACGTCAGCTTGATTACATTGCGCATTACGGGTGCGATATACGGAGCCGTAGGAGTGTATGGTGCAGTTGTAAGGCGGACATTCCAGGGATAATTATCTTCAGTCCCACTAACGAAAATCATTCCCAGATCAGGCACGTAGGTAATTGGATACCCGCCCCAATTTCCTGTGTTCGAATCATAGATAGTGGGTTCTATAGTCCATGTTACACCATCTGTGCTGGTTAAAAGTGTTGGTGCTCCACTTGTATCGAAGTTAGTATAACCCGCCAAGAGAGTATCGGGCGCTCCGGGTAGATCTAGAATTAGACCCATCTCGTTTGCAGCACCGGATACATCATAGGATGTATTCCCGAGCGTTAATGTTGATAGATCTGGCCCCGTCATAAATGAATAACTATAAGAACTATCGGTCCCGGATATAACCCAGAGACCTAGACTTGGAACCCATTTTATATCATCTATAACACCGCCATCAAACGGAGTGGATATAGCAGTCCAAGTATCAGCATCTGCTGACGAATATAAACAAGGCCCACTGCCAGAAGCATCTCCCCATGCATACCACAAACCTGTATTTACGGCATCATACATTGTGCCGAATCCAGTATTATAACCTAAAGTTGTAGTAGATTCAGTCCATGTTATTCCATCGGTTGATCTTAATACTTTCTGACCAGCAAAACTAGTTCCCACTATTTTGTTTATCGTAACAGTAGCCATCCCATAATCGGGCGACCAATAAACAGTGTCTGCTTGTCCATTGGCATGTCTAACCGTCCATGTTACACCATCAGGTGATGTGTAGATGCTAGGAAGAGTATCCACTACTGCTCCAGTAACTTCACCACAAACAATAAATAAGCCTAGCGAATCAGCCCATACAACTTTCGTGGCAAGGTAGAATAATTGAGCACCAATGTCAGTCCACGTTACACCATCAGGGCTTGTCAGAACATTGGAGCTTTGGTACTGGTTCGAACCGACTGAGACAGTATTTCCATCTCCGCCAACGCCAACCAGAAGTCCTAGCGATGGTGACCAGGCAACGCTACCCATCCGACTCTGGAAGGTAGAAGAATCCCACGGTGTGGATTGTGTTGTCCAGGTAAACATTATGCTAGCTTAACGATGTGGTGGAATTGCGGGTAGCTAGCTACTGATGCTACTGTAGCTGTAGCAATTGAATGAGCCGAATCCGTGAATCTGTTTCCAACTGCGACTAATTGACCAAGTTCTGGGGAATAACAAAGTGAGTCTACTTGCCCATCTATCGGACAATTCTCATCAGTGAATGTAGATAGATCGGTAGTAGAAAAAACTGTATGTTGAATACTACTGGTGTTGTAACCACCAAAATAAATTTTCCCGTTGGCTTCGCATAGACAAAGACATTCTCCGGGATTGTAAGGGCTTGTGGATACATCAGACCATGTTATACCATCAGATGAATACCCTATTGATTTAGTATTGGATATATTACTTCCTACGACAATGAATTTGCTTAAGATTGTTGACCATATCACACAATATGCGAATCCACCATTCATTCCATTGCCACTTGCATCGCGGCTAGTCCATGTTACACCATCAGGAGAGGTTTGAATACTATCAAAGTTAGGTGTTATCGCACTATCTCCACAGGCGACGAAAATACCTGCTGTACTAGACCATGCAATATCCCAAATAGCTGAAAATGCGCTTGCACTCCATGCATTAGTTTGAAGTGTCCATGTTGCACCATCGTCTGATGATGTCTTTATAATTGGACCCGGTGTATTCTTTTGATTACCTGCAACCCATATACCAAGATCAGGAGAATACTCAAATCCGGTAGGTCTGTGTGCATTCCAATCTGTATCTGATATTTTTGTCCAAAGAATACCAGATGTTCCATTGTTCCTGTAAAGACCTGTTCCTGCATTACCACCACCACCATGCAGAACAGTAGGAACAGAATCTCTTAGGGCAAGACGGCCATATCCACCATCGCCGCTAGCGTTCGAAGAACCATGACCTGACCAACTCAAACCATCAGTCGAGAGAAGATGTTGGTCACCAGCACCACCAACTGATAGTAGCAGAAGAATGAACAAACCCATATTGGCAGACCAACAAGTTTTAGCATCACTGATGCTGTAACTATCTAATGCCGTGGCTGGCATTGTCCAGGTAAGTGGCATTAGACCAGTGAGATTTCGTTATTCATCACAGGATAGTTTGTACTGATTGGGGTACATGAGAACGTCCAAGTCTCGGAGAAGAAGGTACTAGAATCCTGTCCTATGAAATAAAGGATTCGACCAGTAACTACGTCTCTGCAACTTTTACCTGCACCTACTGTGGGGTTGTTAGTCGGAGTTAACTGCGTCCAATCTGTTCCATCCCATTCCCAAGTCTCATCCATAAAAGCAAGACTACCGGTTTCGCGTCCTCCTACACCTACAACAAATCCACAGTTGGACGAATCGGCCATGGAAAAAAGGTTTCTTGATGATGGAGCATGGGCTGTACTTATATGTGTCCAGTCTGTGCCGTCCCAAACCCATGTTTCTTGGACATCTGTGCCGCTAGAATTAACTCCACCCCACATAACTATATTGTTATTCGTGTAATCAAAACACATCGAGGTTGTATCACCGCGAAGTGCTGGGCTGTGGGTAGGACTTTCCTGGTGCCAATCAGTACCATTCCAAGTCCATGTATCAAAAAGGAATGATCCGTCAAATCCACCGAATAGAACTATCTTACTATTGGCTGCATCATAAGCCATGAATCCGATCGCTCTAGCAGAAGGATGATGGGTCGGAGTAAGTTGAGTCCAGTTTGATCCGTCCCACTTCCACGTATCACTTAGAGTAGTCAGCGACGCATTGATTCCACCGAATAAGATTGAATGTCCTCTTGCAGTATCATAAGCAAATCCAGGAGAATTTCTCTTTGAGGGTGGTGATGCAGGACTCATATCAGTCCAATCAGTACCATCCCATTCCCACGTATCTTGTAGGTAATCGGTAGTTGAAACCTTACCACCGCCCCACAGAACTACTCTATTTCTTGACTCATCGAGAACTAACCCACCAGGATATCTGATGGATGGAGTATGGGTAGGAAACTGTTGGGTCCAGTCACTCATGTGAATGTGATAACAGAGGAACCCATATATAATACCTGACTGTCTGCCTGAACATTAGCTGCCGCGAGGGCGCTAAAGTCATTAAACATATACTGTATGGGCTGATCTTTAGCTGGAGTGTAACTGGACGGCAACGAAAAGATTGATTGGAAAATAGTCTGCCCTGTATGGCCTCCGCCTAACAGTAATGCCTTATCGAGTTTGGCAAAAGCTAATGGATTCGCAGGGATTGTGGTGCCGTTGTCAAATGGGACAGGGCCAGGTGTATCGCCTGTTGCATATGGATGAGGGTTAGCAGCAAGTAATGAATCAATACCATCAACTCCTGTAGTACCTACGTAGATCCAGTCAATGTTTATTCCTGCAAGCTGCCACCAGCCGTTAGTATCATCGTAAGCCCATGCTGTCTTAGGCTTACCTGTAGCTGGATCGGCTATCGCTAACTGACCCTGCACAGCCTCAGTAGGCAAGTTGTCTGGATCATATGATGGGGTTGTCAATATCTTGTTTGACTCAATACTATGTATTCTACGTTCGTGTTCTTTGATTCTCCAATGGAGGAATTCTTCGGGGGAACTGGGAGTTTTCTTGTTGTATGGCATGTTGATTAACCTTCGTCGACGAACGCCTCACCGGACGTATCGTAAATTTGATTTTGTTGTATGCTAACTCTACAGCCACCCTGGTTATCGAACTGACAGTCCATGGCAGCTATGTGGTGTGCTGATTGGATATGATGGAATCCATTTCCCAAGACGAGATCAATCCAAATAGCTCTACCAGGTTTGAAATTGGTCCAGAAGTACCCATCGCTGATTATGGTATCAACAACGTGAGGATCTGCTACCAGTGGGATTTGATGTATGGGATTTAAGTCAAAGGCAAACTTTTCCTCAACTCTATCGTCGGTCTGAGTTCTAGTTATGGCATCGTCAAATTGATATGCTTCGTCTAGACGCCAGAATACTTCCTGATTTTCTATGTTCCCCTTGCATACTACGTTACGACCAGTAGTTCCATCACCCTCACCCTGTATATGAGTCTCAGCAGGGCCGCTGTTCGTGAAGTCTAGTTGAAGCGGCGGGCCTGCGTCATCGAACGTATAAATGAGATTGCCATCAGCTGGGTTATTCGCAATGGCATCAGGGTCGCCGTACCAAGTCGGTGTTGCAATCCTAAATATCCGATCGTGAGTTATCTCGAATGCAGTACCAGCGCCGAGAGAACATACATTCTTCACGATGTCTAATATCTTGGTGTTGTCAGCAAGAGAAAGCTGGAAGTTTTTGACTATACCTGTGGGAGCTAGAGTGTACGTCAATGGAACTGAATTAGGGCGAGCAAGCACAATGTCCAACATGGTAGTGAGAATGTCAGCTACATCGGCATGGTCGGAGTATGAGAAACCTAGTGGTGGCGTATGTCCTGTATCACAGTAGTCCAACCAGTGAGGTCTACGTCCATCGAATGGCCAGAACCTACGGTTTAAATATCCCAACCAGTCTACACCTGAGATTGCCAGGAATGGCCTTCCATACGCTAGATTAACTGATGATATCAGGCCGGATGCTATAACTATAAAAGGGCCATAGCGTAAGCGCCAGCCATTTTCCCAGGGACTAAAGTAGTTGAACCCCTGAATAACAGGGTTACCTGAGGTATCTAGTGCTGTGTCAGTCAGTTCAAAATCAATTGTGCTAACTTCACCGTCATTGAGAACCAGGTGTAAGTTCTCAGGATTGACAGTTTGAATTACTGTCGTTAAGTCATGGTCTAGTATATCAACAAAGTATTCCTGCATACCGTGTTCCTAATCTACGCCCAACGGTATGTATTAGTGGGTGTAGTAGCTCCTGTGAAGTAGGGCTGGAAGCAAAAGAGAGTAACTTGGAACAATGAGTAAGCTCCCTGTGTCCACGTTAACGGGGCATCAAAGTCCTGAGTCACGTAGCCGACTTCCCATACCTCGCTTTGTCCTATAGGCTGCATACGGAACGTGCCCATAGTCTCGACGCTAACGAGATCGTTGTAGTTGTCGCCAAACAGAGCACGAACCATTTGATTGCGGTGAATGACATAGTTGGTACGACTATCCGCCAGTATTGATCCTGACATGGTGATAGTCATTCCACCGCGATATACGAAAGTCGGCCACAGCCCGTGGGTCTGCATCTTTTCACGAGACGTATCAATACGTTCGTCTACGTGAACATCGAAATCAGATAACGGGCTGATATCCTGATTGAACTGGTAAATAACTGAATCGTTGTTTTCAATGAGGGGGTCAGTAGTCCACATGATTACCCGTTTTGCAATCTAAATAGGACTTTCTTAACAGCAGCTTTGTCATCTGCGCTAACACCCTTGCCGTTGAAATGGAAGTGAAGATGATCTGCAACCTTGCGGGGCTGGTTGACGTTTTGTGTTCCTCCACCACCGCCATGTGGATTAGCCTGTCTCTCTAATCCAGGGAACATCTTTCTAATCATCTGCTCAAACACACCAGTTAGTTTTACGTTCTCGCTCTTGATTCCGCGAATGATAGCATTGGCGATCTTCTTACCGTGAGATTCGTAGATCGTCAATTGAGCATTCAACTGCTTCATGGTCGTGGTCTTGATGATGTGCTGTCTGGCATTCCAAGTCCTGACATATTCATCCCACTTAGCGGGATGCAGCTTTATTAGTGCTTCGATATTAGCCTTTTCCGATGGCCCCATCGCCCGGAACGCGTCAATCATGGCCTTAGGCGCACCACGCTTACGCAACTTGTCTAAATCACTGTTGAACCTTCTGAACTGGAACAACTGTGCTTTGGCATCTTTGAGTATGTCTACACCTCTAGGGGCAAATCCAAACTGTATACCAGTCTGCACCATCCTGCCCTGCATCCACGGCCCCTGGAACAAGTCTCCCATATTCTGCTGATTCTGCTGAAGGAAGTTATCATAGATCTGCTGAATACCCGAGACTAGATCCTTCTGCTGCGAGATGGCATTCTGCTTATTCTGCTTCATTAGATCTAGACGCTTCTTATCAGCATTGTTTACCTTGTCCAGGTACTTGCTGATGTAGTCCTGCGAGGCTTCAGAAGCATAATCTGTATTGAGTTTATCAAGGGCGGCAAAATAGGCTCTAGCATTAGTGAGTGTACCATGAAGGCTGTATGCCTTCTGTAACTTTGCTACAGCTTTGATACGAGAGTCGATCAGTTTATCCGAAGCCTTATCTACAACTGTGCTTGTATCAGTAAGCTTACTGATACGGTCGTTAATATACATCTGTGATGCATCGGAAGCATAAAGTTTATTAAGTTGGTCCATACCGGCCTGATACTTCTTAGCATCAGCAAGTGTACCACTAAGATCATACGCTTTCTTAAGCTTCACGACAACATCAATGTAAGAATCAATCTGTGACGCGGCTCCCTTATCCATACTCTTAGCAGCCTTTTCAGCTGCTTTGCTAGTCTTGGTCCAACCCTGTTCTAGTGCGCTAAGATATTCCATAGCCGCAGCATATTGATTGCCCTTACTAGCTTTTTGAAGCGCGTCTTGAGCATCCAAAAGTTTTTGAAGTTCTCCTCTTGAAGGCATCTTCTCGCCCTTAATAACCTTGTCAAGAGAAACTACCTTCTCCCAAAGTTTATTCCAATTGGCGGTAAGGGTAGCTGTGTGTGTAGTTGCAGTAGCAGCAGCAGTAGCCATGCCCCTAATATCAGCTGCGCCCTTACGAATACTTTGGTCGGTCCTCTTTGGAATGACTTCAGCTACACCAACAGACTTCCCGTATGCCCTATTTAAGAATGCAGAAGCATAATAATAGGTTCTTAGTAATTTAGCCGCGTCGGTATCTCCGGCTTTAGCCATTTGCTTAAGATCTGATAATTTGGGGGTAACTGTCTTAACAGTTTTTTGCATATCGGATATAATCTGCCTAGAAAAATCACCCCCGATACCAGAAGATTTAAAATCAGGCCCAGCTTTCTTAACTACATCAGACCATGACATTTTATTGGTGCCGCCACCACCCATCCATGATGGCAATTTATCAATTTGATGGCTAATCCACTTATCAATGGCGCCCTTGTGCGTGAAGATTTCCGTAACTACAATTGCTACAGCAATAGGGCCCATTCTCTGAATTGACAGAAGCATGAGTCTCAACAATCCAACTTCTTTAGTAGCAACTTGTGCCGCAGTTGCTACTTTCCCTAGCCCAGTTACTAGCTTTAAAAGACCCCATGCAGTTAAAGCAGTACCAATCATCGTGACAACATTCTTTAAACCACCTAGGGCATTGACCACTTGCATAGCCTGCTTATGCCAATGGATAAATGCCGCAACAATAGCCACGATAACAGTTAGCCATATTGAGAATTTGGCTGTCGCAGAACCCGTTTCTTCACCAAGCTTTGCAATATTCAGGGCCTTCACGTTAATTACAAGTTTTAGAATAGATCCAGCAAGAACAGCAATCGTGCCGCCGATAACCGCCGCAGCAGAACCAAAGACACCCCAGACTGCTATAGTCTTTTTAGTCCCCTCACTTAGACCGTTGAACCAATGTAAGAGTTGAACTATAGGCTTACCTAGCCTGATGAAAGCGGGAATAGCTTCACGTCCAACAACAATAACAGCGGCCTTGATCTGGTTCAACATGATCTGCCATGCAACGCCAGGCGACTTACTTAGGGCCTTGAACGATTGATCTAATTCATTGTTGTCGGAGTTAACCTGCTTTGATACTGTCTGGTATTCCTTGAAGTTGTTAATCAGGAAGGCGAATGCGCGCTGTGCTTGAACTGTGCCTTTGTTACCCTTGCCGTCGCCACCCAGCGCAGTTATTGTTTTGAAAAAGTTTAACGCATTGACGCCGCGAAGATCAGCCTTCTGCTTGATTTGTCCAATGATATTAAGCAGCGGCTTCATCTTCATAGTAAGAGGATCTATCGCCTGAATACCTAACTGCTTCATCCCTTCAATAGCATCGGGATTGGCAAACTGCTGGATTAAGCGACCTAAGCCCTGTGCATCGCGTGTCGTACCGCGTGCGCCGGTTTGGCGTGTCAGTACCGCCATAGCATCGGCAACATCGGTAAAGCCTAACCCTGCTTCCTTAGCCATACCTGCAACGTAAGAAAGCGAACCAGCGAACTGGCCCGCATTCATACGTCCAAACCGCACAGCCGCAAAGAAACGTTCCATTGCGGGATTCAAGGTCTTGAACTCGTTATTAGTTCCTACGAAGTTGTTAAGCAGGGTAATACCTGCATCAGTCATAGACTTAAGATCTGTTCCACCGGCAACTGCTGCCTGGTTGAACAGTGTTAACAACTTCGTGGCCTGTGGTATACCTTGGATCTTTGTGCTGGAGAATATCTGATACAACGAGTCGGCCATATCTTGACTGGCCGCCGGGAATTTCTGCATCTGCGCTAAGACTACATTCTGTAGTCTACCTGAGATACGTGCTGTAGCCGCAGCGCCAGCACCAGAAGGCCGCGCCTGTGACGCAGCCAAAGTTAGTTCGGTTTGGAAAGAAGCGGCTTTGTGTGCGGCGTATGCTAAAGACGCACCGGCAGCTAGACCAAATAATCTAACTGCACGCGCTGCACTTTGGAAGCCTGTGATTATTTCACTAGTACGAATAAGCCGCTGTTGAGCCATCAACCGATCGTTAGCGGCTTTTTCTTCGTACGCGAGTTGTGTCGCTGCTGTCTGCGCTTCTCTAAGAACGGCATTAGTCTGAACTGCTTGTTCTTCTACTGCTCTTAGATTTCGTTCCATCGCAGCGGACGCTGCGGTCGAACTTCGCTCAACCTCAGCTAACTTCCCTTGCAGTAATTCAGTCTCACGATTTAGGGTGGCTAAGTTCTCAGCCGCTATCTGCCATTGTGGATTAGCAACTCTTGTGTACGCTCCCATAGGAGTTTTGCCAGCAATAGTCCTTGGCGTAACTGCTAATGCATCCTCGGCCTTCTGGACAGAGGTTAGATTTCTGCGTAGCGCTTGTTGTCTTGCGCCTATCTTATCAAGATTTTTTATTCGTGTGTCATGTAACGCCTGTTCAGCAGCAGCTATCTTCTGCGTGCCAGCGAGTTCACCAGCCGTTACAGCATCTCTCGCTGCTTGGATCTTTTGAATATTCTGTAGATTACTTTTATCTATTTGGGTTTGAAGGCCTCTTAAATTCGTCATGCCGCGCATGTTTGCAGCGGCGCGTTTAACCACCCGAGAAGCCTGATCCTCGGCTCTAATGTAGAATACTAATTCGCGTGCTGTGATTGCCATTAATTGTTGTTCATTCGCTGCTGTGCGTGCTCTGCCTTTGATCTGTTACTGGAATCATCTAGCTCAGCTTGATCTAGCGCCTTGAGTGCCTTGAGTAATTTAAGCATCGTGACACTCCGTTGATTAGATAGACTACCAGGTTCGGGTAAACACTTTAGACGGTCACATATCCCAGCTGTAGTGATCCAACGTTGCGCGTCCAATATAGTATCGTACGTCACCCACGTTGGATCACCAGTGTCGGGATCATTATAAAGAAAGCCCCCGTCCTCTAAACCGAACTCGGTTCTTCCTCTTGCGACGAAGTAGCACGCTTGATAAAATCCTCAGCGTTTTCCATATCCTCCGGGTTGTTTAGGTCGTCAATGTATCCTTCAATTTCCTGAGCAATCCGAGGATTTAAGACCTTAAAGGTCAGGGGATTCGTGAAGTCAAGAGCATTACCTTGCTGATCGGTTAAGTTAGTCTCACCGACACAGTAAGCAAAGTCAAACATCTGTCCTACTTCGGACATAGTCTGCAAATCTACTTCGGGTAGCTCGTCCTGCTGACCTTTACGTCTGCGATCCTGCGGCCTCCGAGCTTGCATCCTCATCTTAAGAGTCTTGTCTTGCCGCTCCAAGAGTTGGCCATAGCTCAAAGGCCGCAACATCACATATCCATCAGGCGGTGCTGTCTTTAGATTATACCGCGTATACTCAGAGGGATCAACAACTGCGACTGGACTCATATCACTACTCTCCTTTGAATTAATTACGTGATGTTTGTGGGCGACTTGCAAGTGATGTTATAAGCGTCCCCACCAGCAACACCAACACCGCGTCCCGTAACGCGGGCAGCAACTAGATCGCCCATACCAGGAGTATCAACTTCGTAAGTCTCGTAGAACGAGTTATTGAAGTCAACCCGAACCGCGGCAGTTGAAGCGGCATACGTACCGGAAACACCGCCCGGACGGAGTGCTTCAAGTCTCATCGCCATAGGAGTGTTGTTAACCATCTTGGCGTATTCGACCTTATCCAAGAAGTCCAGAGTCGTGTCATAGGTAGCCATAGTCTCACCATAGCTAATGAACGACGCTGATCTATCTGGCCTGATGCGATTCTGAGCAGCGGCATTATAGTTAAACGTAGCCGTGTACCCATCGAAGTTATTGATACGGGTTCCTGCGAATGCAGGAGTAGGTCCAGCACTATCAAGGTAAATCGAACTTGCATCTGCACCAAATAGAGCAGGAGCAAGCCAAGCAGAAGTACCAAGGCCAACAGGATCTTGCTCCGCTAGACCAAGGATACTCATAGTGCATTCAAGGATTCCGGTGTTAATCGTAAATGCAAACTGCCCAACTACGCAGCCCGAATAACCGAATCCCACACCATTACGAACAATGGTAATTGACAGTCCTGGTGCGCTGCCTCCTGGATATGCCGAACCAAAGTTACTCGGAACTGCCTTATACACATAAGGCCCAGTTCCTGTTTTAGTAACAGTATGCCTCGACGCATACAGGAAGTACGGCAAGAACGTAGCATCTACCTCGAATTGGATATCACCCTCTACGTGGTAGAAAGACTGCTTTGCATCGCTAACGATAGTGGTCTCACGAATCTGCGGTGAGAAATACTTGGCTTCATTGTATACTAAGGTTTCCGATAGTACAGGAATCCAGGCTCCTACTCCAGAAGTCGGATCAATGTACGTACCGTAGACCGCTTCTTTAACAACATAAATCTTGTTGAGACCACCTAAACCAGCAGTTGTAGGCATTAGCTGTCCTCACCTTCCGTGGTGGTCTTATTCTTCGCTGCTGACTTATTTCCTTGTGATCCAGTATCTTCTTGCTGTGTTTCTACTTCAGGCTCAGGATGCGCGTCAACCTCAGCATCAGGTTGCTTCGACGCTTCTGCTGCTTCCTCAGGAGTAGGAAACTTGCCTGTAAAGTTGGGGCTTTTACTAACGTCGTCAAAAGAATTACCAGTCCGTGACTCGTACTCGTCGATAACCTCCTGGTCTACATCGACAGCCTCGTTATTAGTCAACACGGCGTTGAGGCCCGGAATGGTAAATCCTTCTCCATCTGGTAAAGCTGGGTGAACATATTTAATCTTAGCCATTAGAACGGAACCTCCGCCGTCGCTTGATACGTTAGGAGGGTACTTACCACGAATGCACTTGGTTTCATCTGTGGCCTGATAACGCCGGCCCTTTCGTTAATCACATAACCAAATATGATTCGGTTCTGTATCTCTTTGTCTGACTCTAGAAAATTAACGAGACTAGTAACTAGAGCCAGCATTTCCTTCGAACGAACTCGGTGACTCTCTGTTGCCTCCGCGTGCATTACATAGAAGTCCAAAGTCCATTGGACTAGAAACATATGTGTTGCATGTACGGTCTTGCTTGTGGCGCCGGTCGAAACCTGCACAGCCGGATAATACACGGTCAGCGGATCATCGTACGCGCCAACAAACTTAAACCCAAGTTCTTCAATATTATCATCGAGAGCGGCGACCCAATAGTCAGCCAGATCCTCGATGCGAGTAAATATGTCAGTTGCAACAGGCATTAGCCAACCTTAGGCCCGAACCGGCCACCAATACGTTGCTGAACAGTACCCGAAGGACGAACATAGAACTTAGTGGGATCGGAGAAATCTCTGGTAGTTGAAGAAGATGCTGGGGGTGGAGTGTAATGGTATTCTTCTTCAACAAAGTCGAAGCCTGTGTGCGTAGCTTCTTCGAACCACTTATCAAATACCGCAATAACCTCTACTTCGGCATCTTGGGATAGTCCGATAAACGCACGACGTGGTAGAGCCATACCTCTACCAATACCCATGCTATCGTGCGCGCTTTCACCTTTACTAGTCGCTCCGGCAGACTTCATTGCTGCAAATCTTTCGCGGTAGTCCCGTGCATTACCTACGTTTTCTGTGCCAGATCCAGTTTGATGATATAACCCGTAGAATGGCAACCCCGACGTGTCAAAGTAAACTGAATCTCCAACAACTTTGAATGCTTCTGGATTGGTAGCCGCTGTCTCCAGAGGAAACCCTTCCGTCCTACGCAATATGTCTGCTGGATAACCAAGTGATATTTTGCTCGCTAGATATTCAGGATCAAGTGCAACCCATTGGTCACCATCAGGATCAGTCTCAGTATCAAACCGCCGCTTCATATCGTTTCTGGCGATCACAGCTGATTCCTCTAACGGTACACCTATAGCCCCTAATGCATCAGCTATACTAAAGAGTTCCTGTTCAGCTTCAACCGCACCCTCTAGGCCAATATCAACTATGGGGAGTACGGCAAACTCTGACATTAAAGTCCCTGGTGCCCGAATTCCCTAACCATAGTGAATACAGGAATACCGTCATTAGGGAAGACGTCAAGAGAAGGATCTAAATCAGTGCTGTTCCCAATGATCGGATCACCATTAACATCTACTACAATGAGAGATCCGTCCTTGATACTCGCGAGCATCATTATTGCTTCGGTATAAAGAGAGAGTGCATAGCCGGGAACCTCATCGCCAGATTCTTGGCTGATTAGTTCAGCGTAGTATCTGGCCGCAATCAGTCTCCCGGCTATCGCTCTTATTAACTCTGGCGTACTATCAGGATTAACCCATAACGCCAGAGTTGTGGGAGGATACACAGCTGCTAGCTGAGCACGAATCAGACGTTGAGCATCAACTTGAAGTTGTGCACTACTATCCTGTACCTGTACGTTCGGAGGCAGGAAAGTGTTAACGTCCTCGATGCTAGCTAGTAGCTGTGTCATCCTCGTCCACGTCCTCGTCCTCTACAACTACAACTTCGTCCTCGTCCTCATCCTCGTCCTGGTCATACGCATCAGGATTGTACCCTTCGTCCAGTTCCCTCTGCATTTCACGAATTGCTCTTAATGCAGCTCTCCGTGGTGATTCGTCACTTCTTGTTTCAGGGTATTCCGTTGGGCGAATAGAACCTACTTCGATCAGGTTTTTATATTCGTCCTCCGAGGTAAACATACCCGGAGAAACTTCGGTGCCAGGCTTAAGTGTAGTCATAGCACCGATTTGTTTTGGATCTTGGATACGAATATTAGACCATGCGTAATAGGTTCTATCCGCCCTTGGAGTTCTGCGAGTTCGTGTAGTACGTGTACGAGCCATAACTCTCCTTTGACTACCTTACGAAACCTGAGCGACGGCTGTCTTGATAAGGAAACCGGCGACAGGAGAAACGATCTTCACGTCGTACTTGTATGAGTTACGAACGACGTCAGTCTTTCTTTCGATCTCAGTCCAACGCTCGGTAGGACGAGTTGCACCACCAGCACCCGTATACTGCTGAGCAAATGTCTTAGCGAATGTCTTAGTCTTTTGACCAGGCTGCGGATCGACAAGACCGATCCAAACATCCTGTCCCCAAAGAGACACAATGTTCTCAGGATCGTCAACAGAAGAAGCATTATTGATACGAGAATCTGTAACAATAACGTTCATCGGCCCAGCCTCGGGCGGAAGCTGCATAAGCGTACGCCAAGCATCAGGCTGGTTCAGCGAGAAGTTCTTGAACCTATCCACTACCCGCGGATGGTTCTCGATAATACCAATCGCGTCGAATGGAATCGTGAGAGTATTAGGCCAACGCAACGTAGCCAGGTAAATCACCTGTGCCGCGTGCCTAATGTCTGCCACGGGATTCGATACGATCGAATAAGGATCGAGAGGCGTAACGAATGCGTAGTTATTCCACTGAGAAGTACCCGTTAGCGTGGTAGTGTTACTTGCCGGGTACTGAGAAGTGTCGCGGAAGATAGTGCTAATCTTAACTTCCAACTCACGTAAGATAGCACCCGCAACATCGTCTGCTGCATCAGCATGAGGGTCGATCTGCAAGTCCCCACCGAACACGGGATTAGCAAGTCCACCCAACGAATGCAACTGCTGCATCTCTTCCCAATAAACATCAGCGGCAAGGCTGTGCTCTTGGGTGTGGAACTGATCCTCACTCCACTTGCGTCCCTGGATCTTGTTAGCAACTGCACCAGGCTCGCGGCGAGAACGATAAACAAGCCAATGGCTTCTATCGTAAACGCGGTAACGACCTGACTGTGTATTAACAGGAGTTTCGGGAGCAAGCCTTAGACCATAGAGCTGTTGATCCGGCATACCAATCGAAAGATTGGTGAGGATAGGATCATAGTAAAGACCACTAGGATCATACATGGTTAGTTTTTCACCTACCCCTAACTGAACTTAGTACCAGGATCGGTAAGGAACACTGAGCACATACTACCAGCACCAGCAGCCGGTTCGTTAACATAGCCGCAAACCCAGTTACCAGCTACAGCAACAACAGCGCGGCCAGAAGAATCAACAGTAACAACCTGTCCTTCTGTCAACGCTGAGCCAGCTTCGACGAGTGCAATTCCGTCCATAACAACGGAACAACCCTTACCCTTACCGATTTCAGTTGTCGAAACACTAAACTTCGACACACCGATAGGGGGAGTCGGGCCGGTGGGGCTACTTGCCTGTAAAACAGATTCACCATCAGCGGCAGTCGTATCAATTACAACGAAACGACCCTTGCTAATAGCAGAACTAGCATTGCGGCCCTTAGTAAGACCGTCATTGAAAGTCGGAGCAGGCGACATTATGACCTAACCTCCATGTACGCCTCGAACAATTGAGGATTCCGCTTGGCTGCCATAGTAGTAGCCTCACGGAAATCGTGCCCATCATCTTCCTTCTGAATTGCAGATACCAACTCAGCGAACTGCTGACGAACCTGCTGAATACCACCAGTAGGAACTCCACCATTAGGAGCAGGATCAGTCAACTGAGTTGCTCCACCTGTAGTACCAACTTCACCGTAATCGACAATACCACTTTCGAAGATAGACTTCATGGTAGTCTCGAAATCGGTAGGAGTAGCCCTTCCCTCGTTCAGCTTGATATGAAGTTCCTGAACCTCGGAAAGACACTTGCCACTAAGACCCTTAGAAGTTTCGATAGTAACAGTCTCTTCCTTACCATCGACTTCCTTTGTAGTCCAGTCGCTAAAGCGCATACGACCAATGTTCTCCGCGAATTCCTTGGAATCGCGTGTGCGCTCCTTGTCCTCTAATGCACGCATACGAGCAAATTCCTCGGGGAACTGTTCCGCGAAAACAACATTACCCTTCACGTCCTGCTTAAGCTGACGCAAGGGCTGTAACTCGTCCATGTTCTTGGTTAGCTCGGTGAAACACTTCTCACTAAGCTCCGTCTCATCGTCGCCCTCGGCAAACTGAATACCGAGACTTTCGGCAAGACGCTTTAGGTACTCATTCATTTGACCACCCTTTTGCCGAGACAACATTGCGCGAGCCTTGGCAAGTAATGAACTACGTAAAGAATCACTAAGCCAAGACTTACCACCAACAGTACCAGTTCCCTTTTGACTCAATCGTGAAATTGCTGCACGAATATGAGCCGTGTCGTTAACAGGTAAATGCTTGGTACCGTCGGCTTCGACGTATAAAAACTTAGAACTAGGTAATGATTTCCTAGCCTTGCTAGTTAGAGTGGCAAATTCATACCCCTCACTCAGGGCGATGGCCTCTAACTCTAGTTCCTCGTCGTCGACTTCGATTTCGATTTCGACTTCGTCGTACAACTCACTAAAATTGACGGGAAGTGGATTGAGTCCTTTTGCAGCCGGACGGTTGGTAAGTCCACCACCAAGTAAGACGTTGGTATGAACTACTCCATCATCATGTTCGTATTCGTCCATCCAGTCACTAGAAAAGTATTTCCACTCTCCATCTTGTATTTCCTTCTTTGCTGTGGGGGTGAAAGCTACGTTAAGAAGTAGCTTGTCATTCTCCACCTTGGCATCACGAATTGATCCCGATGCCTTCTTGCCCTTAGACGTATCACGTCCGTGTTCGTAGTCGGTTGTCAGCTCGATACCACGAACATTCTGTTTGACGGAATCGGCAAGAGCTTCCAGCTTGCTTCTATCAACTGGAATTACGCCATACTGGGCTGTATGATAGTCCTTAACGCCCAATGCCTCGATCCATACTCCATCGTCGGCAAACGTAAAACCCCGCACAGGGGCAAGACTGAACAACATCTTGTCTAGATCACTCATGCTGGAGTCACCGTATCAATCCATTGTTTATCAATTGAACCGTCATCTCCAGGAGGCAGAGTAGGCCAACGATAGTTCTTAGGAGGCCCGCTATCGTCGTATACATACGAAGCGTAGTCAGGGTTCTGAGACTGACCTGCGGGAGTAAATTCTTCTAAGGGTATGTTAATCACTCCACAAACACCCCTCTCACTCTTACTCGCTTTTCTTCATGGAAATCTAGTTTAGACCAGCAGCCAAAGATCATTTCACATGGAACGTGTGCTGAGAAAAGTGTATCACAATTCTCTACGTGCGCTGTGCCTTCCTCCGAATCAATTCCTAAAACGTAGTACAGACTTCTACCGTCTGTGAAATAGTCTCCCTCAACAATCGCGCCGTAAACCTGCAATTCAGTTTTAACTGCTCCCATCTCATACTGCCCCGCTATTTGGACTCTTGCCGACGTTACCTGTTGAGACTTGGCCTCCGGTCGCTCCTGTGGCTGGTTTAGCTCTTGATGCCTGTTTAACGCCATTACCTTTAGTTCTAACAGATCCGTTACCGACTGTCCCTCCAGTTGGGCCACCTTGCATTCCATCAATGTTACCCTGCAATAGTTCCCTAACGTCCGTAATCGGAGTCTCAGGACGCGGAGTAGTCCTCTTGGGAAAGTCAACCTGTTCACGAATGAAGTCCTCTGTATCTTCATCTACCGCAATTGCACCACGGCCAATAAGATTAGCCATAGCAGCGGCCCACATTTGCAGGTCTTTAGTTTCACCGATGTTACGAACCTTGAGCTTAGGAAAGTTGTCTGTGTTAAAGTTGTATGCTACGATCTGTGGAATCAGGTATGTGTTGAGCTGATCGCAAATGGATTCGCCAACATACCTCATGGCCTTTAGGAACATATCCATTGAGGTCGCGCCAGTAGAACGGCCGCCACCGCCTGCTTCCATGATACCCATATTAAGGAACTGAAGCATGATGCTCTTGAGTATCATAGTATCATGATACTCAGCAGACTTGATCGCGTCGATTAACAGTCCACTCGGCTTCAGAAATTCGATTTCTACACGAGGGTTAGTTACGACGTATGCGCGCTCATTAGTTCTCAGGTTAGAACCGACGACGTGTGCGTACTTTTTGTCGTCCTGAGTATAACCTGCTAAGAGCCTTATGTTTGGTATTCCAATACCGTGCCTCTCCTTTTGAATTCCGTCTATTTTGTAGAGAGGCGATATGTAAGTCCAATGCTCAAAGGCGGGTTCTAGCAAACTGTTACCCAATAAGTCTCCGTCATCTTCTTCGAATGAGAAAATGACTGACTTAACTATCGGTATTGTTTGCTCACTAACGGTGAAGTCCGTTGGATCAATCGTATTCTGAACTACAGCAACCGGACCACCATTTACATCGTATGTGATTTCCTTGATAGTGCTTGAAGGCCGCACAGCCAGCTTCTTGAGGACTGTGTATTGTTTGCGATTCGCGCCGGCTGTTACTTGTGATGGTGCCCATTCCTGTAACTGCCATACGATTTCACGTACAGCATTTCCATTGCGGTACAGGCTGTTGCAAATGCCTCTGATTGTACGTTTGAACGGGACTGTTGGACTCTCAAACAAATTAAATCGCACGAATTCTGCGATTTGTACGTCAAGAGGATCTTGTGAGCACGGGTCGATGTAATAGTCACCACCGACTACAGGTGCTTCAGCTGCCCTAATTCCCATGCGAACGCTTACCGACGAGCGATACATCTTGGTGAACGTCTGGTTCTTCTGGAACCTGTTACTTAGTTCAGGAACAGGATTGAAGATAACGCCAGCTGTGCTTGATCCGTGCTCTTGATAATCAGCAGCGGATAGAGGCACATAGCCCTTACTACTGTAAGTAGTGCCTGTAGTTTTAGCTCTCGGTGAGCTAACAGGCTTAGGCGCGGGCTGACGTTTGCGGGGAAATAAAGGCATTTAGCAGTTTTAGCGACTTAGATGGGGCTATGCCCTAAAGTAAGATTCTTGGGCTATTAGCTCGTTACCGTACTTAAAGAAAGTGTCGGCTTCGGTCGCTGTACGCACATTATAGAGGTCCGCTAGTCCATCTGCGCCTCCTATAATGAACCTCTCATTGAAGAAATAACGTAGAGCATCAGGGCCATGATCGTCACCCTGCATGACAAAGTTACCTGTTTTTTCTGTTCCGGGCTTTGCGTGAACCGACTGCATTTGGTTAATTAATCTACGACAGGAAGGGTGAATTATCAGTCCGGGTAATCCATCTGGTCGAACTCGAAGCGCTTGACTTACTGCCTCGACACCTAATACAACACCAAGACCATTAGCTGATATCGATCCGAAGAGCATTTGCAGCGTCGCAATTTCCTCGGCTCCACGTGGGTCTGCATATATACCATCAATATGAAAGCCATCGGGATTCTCACGAGTTTTTAGTGCCACACCATGTTCACTTGTTATCTTCTGAGGGACTTGATATTCTCTCCAGACGTAGGCACGCTGATCCAAGGGATTAACCATAATGTCGAGACACACAAATGGATCTTTGAATCCGAAGTCCAAGGCCCAGTAGTTCTCCCACATAGGATTGTATTCGAATGGCTTAACGTGAATCTGCGGATCGAAGTCCGAGTAAATCAAGCCCTCGTAGGCCGTGAACAATGCAGCATATTCCTGATCCCAGAACATTCTAGATACAGTCTCCCGAATCTGTACTAGTTCCTCGTCGTCATAACCATCAGGGAATGCAGCTAAATTGGTCCAAGTGGGGAAGTGCCAGGATTCATACATTGCGTTGTTTGGGTCAAGACCCAAGTCGTATAGGCCCTTAAACCAATTGAATCCCTGAGGCGTCGATGGAAAGTCAGCAGAGCCTCGTTTGTCTGCAAGGGCTGGCTGAATATACATTTCCCAGGTTGACATTCTGTGCTTTGCAGCCTCGGACATAATAACGTGGTCAAGTCCCTCTCCTACTAGAGATTCCGGTTTGTCTGCTGATACAACTTCGCATAAACTGTCCATTGGCTCGAAGTAGATTCGCATGTCACCAGTCTTAGGACTGTTGCGTATCTTACACTTCGACAGTAGGCCCAGCTTCTTGAAGTCATAGTGGACTACCCTGAATTCCTTTTCGCCCAGCTTATATGATGGGCCGCAAATCCAGTTGATTGTTTCGGGCATGAACATTTTGAGCGTCATTTCATGGCCCGCCCATTGCGACTTACCCCAACGACGGCCACAGTTAGTTACTCGGTAACGAGCCTGACTCTCGTGTGCTGATCTTTGCCCATCTGAATGCGGATGATAATTAAGCTGCTCGAAAACAGCATCACGATCAACTGTTAGTGGGCGTCTGCGTGTGTTGTCAGCCATTAAGTAACTCTTAACAATCCAGCACGCAGTACCGGAATTTCCGGAGTCGCGCCAACTTTAACAAGTATATCGTAATCGCCGGCTACTAAGGTTACTGCACCACCAGGGCCGACTAACAAGCGCGCAAAGTAATCATCATCGACTGTTTCCCACGTTGCATCATTCCAGTCATCAGTAACGGGTTCTATATCTGTAACTGGTAATGCAACTTTAACTGTATCAGTTGTTGGATTGTATACCTCGCCGGCGCGGAAGCCCGTAACCCGCACAGGCAGATACTCTAGCGAGTCATGCCTTATTACGAATGTTGAACTCATACTCCAGAACCTACCTTTATGTTGTTTGAAACGTCTCCATCGAAATCCCAATCCTCAGGTTCAGGTCTAGCAAACCAGCCTTGTCGGTTTTGTGGTTCGATGTTAGCACTCCAATTAACAAGCTCAGGTCTAGCAGACCAACCCTGGTTAAGAGATACTATATCGGCGTTCCATAGTCGTTCAGCTACCTCAGCTGTAACGAACGCAATGACTGGCGGTCTAATGTAACCGGAGCCAATGCAACCTACTCTCCCGAATCCGGACTTGAGATAAATAGCTTGCCGGTAACCGGAACCGGCACCAATTGTTCCAATTACTCCATGCCCAGACCTACTGTGATCTATGTGCCTACTACCAGTACCGACTGTCCCGGCTACTGCATATCCAGAACGCGGGTGCTCAGTTATCCTTGCGCCTGAACCGATTAAACCGCCAGCTACACCGTGACCGGACTTTATTACAAGTTTAGCTTGTGCTGTAGAACCGGCAGCAGTAAGGCCAGCAGTAGCAAATCCAGACTCAACGAATACGGAGGCCGATGCACCTGTTCCTACGCCGGATACAGTTGCATAGCCTGCCTTGGTATACGTAACCTGTTTGCTACCACTTGCAACACCACTAACTGTGGCGTATCCGGTCTTACCACCACGCGATATGGTCTTTGAGCCGGAACCTACAAGACCAACGATACCCGAGCCGAGTTCGTTGGAATATGCGCTGTGTGTAGACGAGCCAGAACCAATAGTTCCTATTACTGCGTGGCCTGACCTGGTAAAGGTGGCTGTATCGGTACCCGATCCGATGCCACCGGCGGTAGCGTAGCCTGACTTTGTGTGCGTAGTCTGCTTAGAACCCGAACCAATAAGACCTACTGCACCTAATCCTGTCTTATTGATCTGTCCAGCGCGGAAAACTGGCCCTGAACCGATAGTGCCTGCAATACCATAGCCCGATCTACTGTGCTCAGTAGCCTTGAATCCTGATCCAATACCACCAACTGTGCTGAAACCTGACTTTACGAATACTGAGGCACTTGCGCCGCTACCAATGCTTCCGGCTACACCGAATCCTGAGCGGTTATGGTCTGTTTGTCGAACACCGGAGCCAATACTACCGGCGATTGCGTTACCCGATTCGACAAATACCGAGGCAGACGCGCCTGCGCCAATACTACCAGCGATACCGAAGCCCGAACGATTGTGATCGGTCTGTTTGGTACCAGACGCTACACCGCCAACTGTTGCAAATCCTGTATCGACTTCTACGGTAGCACTTGGGCCTGAACCGATACCGCCTACTGTTGCATAGCCCGACTTATTGTGATCGACTTCACGTGAACCAGTAGCAGTAAGACCAGTTGTCGCGTAACCCGACTTCGTATGAGTTACTGCCCGTGATCCTGTGCCAATTAGACCACCAACAACACCATTACCAGTCCTCTGTACGGTACTTTCACTTGGGCCGGAACCAATAAGACCAGCAGCACCCAATCCGAGCTTACTGATAAAGCCGCTACGTGACGACGCACCCGAACCAACAGTACCAACTACTGCATAACCTGACTTGTTTAGGAAGTCTGCATCGGGGCCTGATCCAATACCCCCCACAGTGGCATAACCCGAGCGTGTATGTGTTGTTTGTTTCGACCCAGATGCTACACCACCAGCAGTACCGAAACCAGATCTATTGTGGTCTGTTTGCTTGGCACCCGAACCTATCCCGCCGACTGTAGCGAACCCCGATTTAACAAAAACGGAGGCCGATGGGCCTGAGCCAATTAGACCGCCAGCTACACCAAAGCCGGATCGGTTATGGTCTGTTTGTTTACTGCCTGATCCAACAAGGCCACCAGCTATTGCATTGCCAGTTCTAATGTGATCGGTTTGTCGAACACCAGAACCTATTAGTCCAGCTGTACTAAACCCTGATTTCGTGTAAACGTTGAAGCCAGCTTTAGTCTCGCTACCGGAGCCTATGCCTCCAACGGTCGCGAAACCGGACTCGACAAATATAGACTCACTTGGGCCTGCACCGTTACAACCAGCTACACCAAACCCGGACTTGACGTGGGTCGTCTGCTTGGAGCCTGAACCTATACCACCTATTGTGGCAAAGCCAGTCTCGACAAAGACAGATTCACTTGGGCCTGCGCCGTTACAGCCAACTGTCGCGAAGCCCGATTTAGTATGCGTAGTTTGTTTAGCACCTGAGCCTATACCACCAACTGTGGCAAACCCTGACTCTACAAAGATTGATGCGCTTGGGCCTGCTCCTATGCCTCCAACAGTTGCGAAGCCTGAGCGGTTATGGTCAATCTGTTTAGGGCCTGAGCCTATACTTCCGGCAATTGCATTACCAGTTCTAATGTGATCTGTCTGTCTAACACCAGAACCGATTAGGCCATCAATTACACCGAATCCTGATTTAGTGTAGACATTAGCGCCAGAAGATTTTTGCGATGCACCTGAACCGACTGTACCTACAACACCATTGCCTGTCTTAACTACAGCCGGAGAGAACGATGCAATAGCCGCCCATGACTCATCATTGGGCGACATGTTGTACGTCGCTGGGCCATACGTGCCAAGCGACGATACAATTAGGTACTTGCTCTGGTTAGAGTCGAAAGCCGCGGTGTCTACTGCTACTGTGAATCCGTCACCACTAGACCCGCTGCCCAGTGTAGAGAAAGTAGCAGCAAACGAAAAGACTAGTTCAGAGGGAGATCGTGTTGTATCAACGGTGTCAGTAGATACTGGAGTTGTATTGTCAAATTGGTAGTGAACAATATCAAGAGGATCAATCGTCCCGAATCCAGTAAACTCATGGACAGCCATGTCCAGGTTACTACCGCCAGATGACGTTGCTGTGACAACTGTAGTACCTGGAAGAGCATTCCAAGCATAGACGATATAAGCTCTGCGGCTGAGGCTACCTACTGTCTCACCAGACCAAGTACCAGCAATTTGCCAGGTATTTCCAGAAACACCATTAACGGTACTTGTGACAGATGGTAGAGTAAGATCTCTTACATAGACCGCTGCAATTAAGAGGCTACCTTGGAGTACGTCTCGAGGATATGTGGCAACAATAGGATGAGTGTTAGGAGTACCTGCGCCTGCTGCTTGACGGAACCTGATTCCTGATGCAGAAAATGCACCTGAGCCAATGTCACCGACTGTTGCAAAACCGGATTTGGTGTGAGTAACTTGCTTAGGCCCAGAGCCTACTCCACCAGCAGTTGCGAACCCGGATTTAGTATGAGTTACTTGTTTGGAAGCTGAACCTACTCCACCAACTGTAGCAAAGCCAGTATTGACGTCTACTGATGCAGATGTACCTGCACCAATTAGACCGCCAGCCTGACCGAAGCCAGTATTAACGTCTATTGAGGCACTCGATCCTGAACCAATCAGACCGCCAGCAATAGCATTACCCGACCTGATATGATCGACTTGCTTAAAGCCAAGTAATGCTGTGCCAGTTAGTGCTACATTACCACCGCCGAAGTCATCCCACGAACTTGAGTTAGAATCACTATCCATACCAATTCGACCGGATACATTCCCAGACGAATCAGTACGCTGTAAGATATTAGTCCATGTACCTGATGACCCTGAACGATACCAAGCCGATATCGTCGAGCCGACAGCTCTAAGTCCAACACCATCGCCAGGACTTATTGTCTGTGAAACGAAACCTATTGAGTGGCCACCAACACCTGCTGAGAAGATATCTATACCAATCCCAGAAACAGCAATCCAGAATGGGTTTTGGGTTACAAGGTTGGGGCCACCACGTACATAGAGCCGCATAGTAGAAGATACGGTTTTTACGGTTCCATAATTCTCACAGTCGGCATTGAAGGTTGACGGGTTCCACCATGAGACAGCGTAGCTTGATCCCGAAGGTATTGCGGCATTGCTTGCGAGAACAAGTCCCGGATTGGTACCGTCAGTTATCCAGTTTGATCCAAGCGCACCATTGGCACGATTGAAATCGTCTAGTATACCTCCTGCTGCAAATGAAGCATTACCAGGGATACCACCACTGGCTACAGCATAACCGGACTTAGTGTAGACATTACCACCAGGCGTGTATACCTTTGCACCTGAACCTAAAGTACCAGCTACACCGTTACCTGTCTTATTGTAGACACTAGGGCCACCGACTGTTCCGCCAACTCGAACACCGGAACCAATCATACCATCAACTACACCCCAACCCATCTTGGGCCAGGTACGAGGCATACCGGCAATACCGTAACCTGACTTAGTAAAGGTTACCGGAACATGCGGTATTAAGGTGCCCGTCCACGCACGACGCAATTGTGCCCGACGTGGATGTAGTTTACGGTAGACGTTGCCAGCCATCAGCCAATGATCCCTGTACCCGTCTTGGTGAGTCTAGGTATAATACCATTTCCCTGATTGAAGTGATCCAAAATCTGTGTCGGTGATAATGCAGTAGGATACATAGCAAACATCGTGCATGTTGCGTTAAGTGCAGCTCCGATGTCATTTGAAACACCAAAGAACCAGATATTCTGATTAATAATCGTTTGATTCGAGAAAGTTCCATCAGATACCGTACCGTCAACATAGGTATGGTTCGTAGAAGTAGCCTTTGTCCAAACTAGATGATGGAATGTAGTTGTGTCGGAGATAGTCGCGACGGACTTTCCGATCTGTGCGAATCCCTTTGACCAGACAGTAAGATGGCCTGTAGAATCGACTCCTATTGATGGCCCCTGACCACTGTTGGAGTTGTAGATACCATAGGCTGTACTGGCAGTAGCCAGTTTAATCCAGACTTCGATGGTAAACGTATCACCAAAGTGCTGCGCTGCTATATCAGCGGCAGATACATTACCGCTACTCGCGCCGATAAATCTACATGCTGTCGCTCCGCCGCTTCCGGCAATACTCGCCTGACCTAAAGAGATACCTGCTGAGTTGCCGTAGGTAGCAGTCCTTATTCCAGCTTCATCTGCTGCTGGACTGGCAAACGCCGACTCGCCAAATGCATATAAACCAACAGCACCATCAGCGAGACACGTAGATATGTAGGTCAAGCCCTACCCACGAAGTATGGATTAGCGATAACTGACTTGAAATGTGTCAATGCCGAAGCACTTGACTGAATTGGCCAGTCCCAGAAACCCTGACCTTCATCAATGCGCCAGTTAAACCAACAGAACGCTTTAACCTGTTGGTACTTAGTTCCATTCGCCATTGCGCCGAGTAGATCATCGATAAACTTAATCCTATCGCCGGGGTAGTTGGTATCAACAGAACCGATCTCACCTAACATGATAGGTAGTTTACTCATGGCTGTCACACGATTATAAGTAGTATCGAATGTCCAGGCTACTGACTCACCGCCGTGGTTATATCCTGTAATACCAGTCCAATCAACATAGGCGTCGCCTGGGTACAATTGTTCTAAAGGCGTCTGTGAGTTCTCGGGATCAACATTAGGACACCAATGCCAGGATACATTCTTCGCGCCTGCGGCTACGAATAGATCGTGGAAGTGCTTCCACATGGCAGTAAACTGAGTAGGGTTACTACGTGCCTGAGAGCCATAGTTGTACCAGGTGCCATTCATTTCGCAGTTCAAGCGAAATACAAATGGCTTACCCCAGGCTGCTGCACCTTTAGCCCATGCTGTAATCTGTGTGTCTTGCTTTCCTGATGTGTAATCAGTGAGTAATGTGCTACCCGTGGATACGTCAAGTACAGGGATAGCTCCACGGGCTACTACAAGATCAAGATATACCTGTTGGGCAGCAAACGGTTTCAACCAAGGATCAGGGCCACCGCCACCGAACATCAGCAATGCAACCTTTTTACCCGCATCGCTCTCGAACTTTGCCCATGAATCAGATGTACCAGCATCGACCATAGGTGCATTAGACCAAGGCCCAGGTGGGTAGTAGAAAGCGTTTGTTTTGGCGCCTTCGATGTAACTACCCCACAGCGCGCCAACTTTGGGCGGTGGTACTGGATTAGTTGTTGTTTGAACTGGCGGTTGTGTAGGCGGGGGTTGTGTAGGTGACGGCGTTGCAGCCATGGCGTGCAAAACCTTAGTAGCCTCAGCTGCAAAGACCTTGACAGTTTTTGCTGCTTTAGCGTCAGCTTGTAGAGCCTTGTTTGCTGCGTCAAGCGCTGTAAGATCAATCGCCATTACGGTATCTCTCTGATTAGGCAGGTACCGTTAAAGAGAATTGCATCAGCAGGTGTGGTATTCAGGTTGCAAATCCACGCTTGTGCGTTAGCTACAAGGTGCCTATGTTCAGGCGGCGGCAACCACACGTAGGGAATCCTTACGTTCATGCCATCCGGGTGCATAAGGGCTGCTGTACCGCTTGTGGTTGCTTTAGTTGTATCATTGACACGTCCCGTAAAACCTGCGGCTGCATCGTTAGTAGCTACTGGTTGCGGCGTAGGTGCTGTACCACCGCTTCCTACTGTAACAGTTGCAGGAAGCCTGAACATTCCGAGGTCATACAACTCTTCCTGTGCATCGCCGGCATCGGCAGCACCACCAACGTTAGAAAGGTAAACACCCTCGATAATACATATCTTATCAGCAGCAGGCTTGACATAGAACAACGTTTGCTGCACTGTGATAGATACGTTCTCGAAGGCTAACGTATATAAGCGACCGATACCAATCATGACTGAACTTCCGCTTCTCTGACTTCTTCGACTAACGATTCCACAAGAACCCCCACAGTCTTGGCCACAGCTTCAACTGCTGGAGCTACTACTGTGGTAGCATGATCTGCCGCACTTTCTCTTGACTCATATACTTCTGGGTCATTGTCTACGTTGGGGTCATTATTGAGTTCCACTACATCGAAGTCAAAGGGAACATCAACCACAACTCTGACCCTTGCAATCATTTGCATAATCTCACCTTCTTAGTAACGAGTTGCGATTGACACGACGGGTTTCGGGAAGTAAGGATGGAGTTCCAACGATCGTCTCGGTAAATGAAAAGAATGTATCTCCGGTAGCGCCGGCTGCTCCATTCCAGAATCCTGTATTAGTACGTCCTGATGTACTCGTACTACCTGATGGTGAACAGAAGTATAACAATGCACCAATTCGATCGCTGACAGCAAATGCTGTTGATGTAGGTGTCAGAGTAATTGAGGTTGCAGCTTCGGCTGTTCCTATCTCAGTTATGTTTGATCCCTGAGCAAAAGCTACTGTTACGGCATTTCCGACGACCTTATAGAGCTTACATCCTACAGCGATATTTGCTGCTACTGCTGATTCAGCTGCTCTGATGTTTGCTGTGATTGATCCAGAGATCGTAATAGCTTTAATAGTTGGTGATACCCAGAACAATGAAGCACCGATTACTGCACCAGTTTCAACTGTTCCAGCAGCAGCTAAAGTAATACCAGCTGCAACTTCCAAGGCGCGACAAGACCTGTACCCTGTGGGTTAGCGGCAGTCACAAGAGACGCAACAGTGTTATCTACCGTAGAAAGGACTGATGCACCTTGCGCAAAATCCATCAGCCTTGTATCAGCAGTAGTGAACGTCGATGTTGCTGGCATAACTGCCGACTTCGGGAACAGTTTTGTTGCCATGCGGGGTTATTACTGACTACCCTGTATAGATCCAGCTAGGCGTAACCTTGATGACGTCGTTGGTGTTAATGGCTACTGCGGTAACATCGTCGAAGTTGGCGCCGAACCATGCGTTACCTGCATTTGTCGTAAGCGAGTTCGTGATAATAAACCCGTTGACAGTACCCCAAACGGCAGTAGCGGTCTGGAACGTAACCTGTGCGGCAGCAGAACCTCGACCACTCTGCGTAGTACCGACTGTACCCCAGGATGCCGACGAGATAGTCTGCCTAGTGTAAGCACCCGCGGCCGTTACTTCAGTCCATGAAGCTACAGTGGAGTTTGATGCACTTACAGTTGATGCTGTAAAAGCTGTGAACAAACCGATCCATGTATTCGCCGGCCCAGTACCTCCCTTGGGGAAGCCAGCATAAATGAGGTCTAGTCCCTCATTCGGGAAAATCTCAGCCATGTACCTTACGTCGGGATCGGCTTCGAGTACAGGGTAGTGCAAATGCTGCTTTAGCATTGTAACTCCTTTATGCTACGGGGTACAGATTAGGTGCGGTTGCACCTTCTGTTCTACATTTAGTACAAAACCACCGGTCATTATCTAGGAACAGTATGCTTTTGACTTGACCACAACTAGCACATACTGTTATAAGAGTCGGCGGCGCGCCTACGCGCGTAAAAACCTCCACAGCAGGATGACCGTGTATGATTGGGTCAACGGCCATTTTTAACCGTGGCTGTAACTAACTCAGGCTCAGGAGGCATAAATATTTCCCTGAATTGTTCTTCGGGGGAACTAAATTCAGTCATGGCACCCCAGCGGCCATCGCGCTGCATGGGCCTAACGTTGAAGATGCCAATATGCCCCATTACTACATCAGCTGTGGCGTGAATACTAAAGCCTAACTTAGTGGCTTTCTGACAAAACACCACGTCCTCGTTTAAGTAGGTTCCATTGGTGCTATGAAACCACGGCTCACCCATTGTGTCGAGGACTTGGCGACGTACTAACATACCCGCTGAACCTGCTGCGTCAATTTCAAATGTACCGGATTCTGGTACATCCTCCCAGGGAATTGGTTGCCATTGTGGTACGTCCCTAATGGGATCGTGGCCCGCATTTTTAAATACTACCAGGTGCCACGGTGGGTTACGCTTAGTTACCAGTGGCACCAGGATATCAATATCGGGATTTGCGTCTAAAATACGCAATAAACGCAGTAAGCAATCAGGCTGCCACGTATGGTCATCACCGATAATCCACACCCACTCGTCTTGTGGCCGTAAGCCCCTGATGATCTCGTTCATGTTCTCTACTACGGAGGCTGAAGCACTAATGCCTAGGTTACTATCAAGCGGCTGTTGAGTTGATGCCAGGCACACCGTAAACAAAGTAAACCGACCGATTTCTGCGGTCGGTAAACAGATTGTGCCTGGTGCGTTAGCTAATGTCATGCCAGTCCATAAGTAATTCCTTCGATGTACCCAGGCGCATTACGAACTGATTGGCCGTGGAGATTACCTTACGACACTCGTTGTACATTTGTAAGAGATCCTCGCCATGGGAGTCAGGCGGAATTATGTCATTGTCGAGTAAACATTGTCTGTAAAGAATTAATTGCATATCGCGTTTAGCGAGTTCCAGTCTAAACACTTCGATTTGGGACTCCAATACCTCGACTGATACCATTGGTATTGTATTAAGGGGACACACGGAATACTTGGACTGTATCAGGATCAGTAACTCCAGATGCATCGCGGCCAACGCAAGTGTAAACACCCGGCCGCAAAGCGCGTAAACCCCCCACAGCAGCAAAGCTACCTGCACCGCCGGCTAATGCGGCCAACGAAAACGTAGCCTCAGTATCCGGGCCTGAGATTACAAGAGTTGCTGCATTAGTACCAGTGAAACCTGCGAGACTCGCCGAAATAATGTCGCCAACTTTGGCGTACCCGCTTGCTGCATTACCGTTCCTTAGTGTTGTAGTTACGGGCGGCATATTATTTACTCCTTAGTGTTGACGGGTACCTGTATTTTCTTAAGGAAATCGCGAAACTCGTCGTCATTGGAGACGTTTCTGGGGCCGTACTCTACAATATACTTGGCGGCGGAAAGTCGTACTGACTCTGATTCCGCTGATTCAGCTAACATTATAATGCTAGCTATTGCCTGTGGTACATGCGGAACGAAACAACTGCGTATGGTACCAAGGTCGTCGTCACTATTGTCTAGTGCGTCTTGAGCTAATTCCTCTTGGAGAGCCTTATTATCGAGCTTAAGCTGCGAAACCTCGGCAGCTAGCTTGGCGGCGTAAGAGCTATTAGCTGCCGAGCCGTCTGATTCACCGTTAGCGTCCATTGCCATAGTTTAGCAGGCAGGTGGTGGAGTGGAACATGTAGCGGTATTAGCGGTACTAATTATATAACTTTAACTTGAATTTTCATCACCGAGTTTTTGACCTATAAAACCCGTCAGGGCCACTTGACGCGCTACACTTCGTCTTGCAAGTGTAGTTGATAGCCGATGGCTCGCGCGACGCGCGCGCGTGCCGGAGGCGCACTGTATAGGCTCTTGTGCCGCGTCGCGAACACGCGGGCAACCCTCACCCAACGGAGGCGACATGCAACCTTCTAACCCTTCCGAGTGGAACCTACGCTACCTATTGTCGGAGGCTATCCGCAACGGCAGTAAGCTTAGTCTAGACTCGACTGGTCAGATTCTGGTTCAACTGCCCAACGGTGGATTCCAACTGCTTACTGAGCAATCTCACAATCGCGAGGTTAGCGACGGCAAGCGGCGGGGATACAACGGAAAGCAGCCGCGCACGTCCGATGGTATCAAGCATACGTGCTACGTCACTACTGCCGACGGCCGCACCTATGACTTCAACCACAAGACTCGCACCAACGCTACCGCCAGGCTTGATCGTAGTTCGATCATCGGCAAGCTTGACCCGTCCAACGACTACAACCCTGACGCCTAGGCGTCAGGGTTGTACTACCCTCCGAGTCACATAGACTATCCGCGAGTAGTGGTACTCACTACTGACGGATGTTCTACTTGACAGTAAGTATAGCATCAGCTATGATTTAGCTAATCAAGCGAAAGGATCGAAATGCAAAGCAAGTACGATCCTGCATTTACCGCAGCACTTGCTCAGAGCAAGTCAAAGAATCCTGACGAAGCTCTGACTGGTCACCGGGAATGCAATCGGATTCGGCGCGAGGTGGGTATCACGGTCTACATCAAAGAGCGCCGGCTGGACATGCGCGAGCACCAAGAGTACCAAGAGTTGTTCCTAGCTCCAATCGGCTAGGCAGTAATGCACAGCACAGAGTTTATCTGGGCATGGATAGGATTCTGGACACCAATCTGTCTAGCAATCGGTATCTACGCCTACATAGGTAGCAGCAAGCGTAGGTAGTAGCACTGAGCACAGTCAGCAAGCATTATCGCTACTGTGCTCTACGGTACTACTGTCCGAAACGGTCACCTATGACACTAAACTAGGGTGAGACTACCGCGTTAGCCCGACCGCGTGGTAGTGAAAGCAGGTCGGGCACTACTACATAGGAGAGTGACTTCAAGTGGAGTATCTGTCACCTGAACTCATTACTTCGCTTATCGCCGAATCGGACGCTCGCGCGGCTAGCAAGGTAAAGTCGCGCAACCGCAATAAGAACATGTTTTGCATTGACGGTACTATCTACAACGGAAAGCCGTCAAGCGAGATTGCGGGTAGGTTTGAGTCAAGAGTCGGCAGTAAGCGTCGTAGTAGGAAGGGTCGCACCGTAACCCTTCCTAACGGATTCGCGCACTACGGTAGCTATAGCAGCCCATCTGCTAGCTACTACCGCGTTACACAGTAATAACCGTAACAAGCAGGAGTAGCATGGAATGGTTGACAATTGTTGACCATTCTACGGTATTCCTGACCAATACAAAAGGTATACCGGGCATTAAAAGACAGATTGTCTTTTGTTCTCGGCTAATAGTAAGCTAGGAAAGCTAGGAGTAGGAATCAGGAAGCCCCAATATACCGTGCTCTGAACCTGGGGTTTGGTATATAGTATAGTATATATATTCCTATATATATTATACTCTTAAGTATCATAGATAAGTTAGTGTCCACTACGCCTTTTAAGTGCGAACAAAAGTCAAGCCGGGCCGAATCGCTTTTAGTGACCTTCTGACTTGACAAATCGGCATAGGCGTGGTACGATGCCCCTAACACTACGAAGGGGGGTGAGTAAATGGCATACGTAGATCCTAGCTTCAAGACAAAAAAGGCCCTCAAAGAGGCCGTAGCACAGGGGGAAGAGGTAACAGTCTTTAGTCCTGGGCCTTTTGGAGTAGCACAGAATGGCCAAGTGGCAGTTGAAGGCCCTAACTACCAGATGCACACTTGGTACGCACAGGTAACGGTAGAGAACGGCAGGGTACTAAAGGTGAAGTAGATAGCACCGG